GCGTAGATGCAGAGAAGATCGAGAATTTACTGAAGCTGATGCAACTTTTTGGCCCGTCAAATTGATGGATGGAGGCGAGCTTTATTATTATTGCCCAGGGAAAGCAACTTGGGATCATAAAACGGTGTTACTATATAATTCATTGCTTATCACAGTTGAAACTGGATTGCCTTATCAAGCTGGTGGTGTAATAGATCAACCTGCTTGGTGGGTGGAACTGGCTTCTGACTTCCTGACGAGGTACAATGATTTAAGGTTCTACTCAAGGGCAAAAGCAATCCTTGGAGACGGAAAGGCCGCAGGTGCAGGGAAGCAGCAAGGCGCGCCAAAAGGAAACATCCGACGATAGGCTAAGGAGGGTTCATCATGGCTGTAACAAAGAGCAATCTTGAATATAAACTAAGTTTAGAAACTAAAGAAGCCCAAAGAAACACAAGAAAATTCAAAGGTGATGTTAAAGATCTAAATGATACTATAGAAATTCAAAATGATAGTTTGTTAGCTATTCAAGATAATTTAAAGGAAGTAGAAGCACTCTATAATAAGGTTTCAGCTTCATTGTCAGTCGTAAACACGGAAACTGAAAAATATGTAAACGCGTCTAATGAGCAACTATCTACTTTTCAAAAAATAAATAATGTTCTTGAGTCTATGACCGGATATATTGACAAGGTTATTGGTGGAATTAGTAACTTAATAAACATTTTTGAATTGTTAACTTCACCCGAAAAAATAACTAAACTTAGTAAAATTTTATATATATTGTCGAAGGTAGCTGACTTTAAGGGATATAATAAAATAGGTAACGCTCTTGGATCAGCTGCAAAAGAACTATCAATATATTCGGATACTTTAGTAGAATATGGTTTTGATCAACAAAACTTAAATGATAGAATAAATCAATACTCCGCTAATTTAAAAATGATGGAAAACGTAATAAATGGTGTGACGATTGCCACTATTAGTTTAGGATTAGCTTTCCTTGGAGCCACTGCATACCAGGCGGGCACTTTTGAGGTCGTTAAGCAAACAACACAAGCTTTCCGGTTATTAGCAACAAGTATTCCTTCTTATATCAATTCTATAAAAGAAGCATTTATAAAAGATTTCAATAGCATCAACATGTTCTTAAGTAAATTTATGGATAGAGTGAAAGAAAACTTTTCATTTAAGGTTCCAAAGTTATCTATAAAAGAATTAGTTATATACAAAAATAATTTCGGTTCATTACAAGAAATTTTTCTAACATCAAGGCGAGTGATTGAAGCAATAAATATTTCACTATTAAAATTATCCTCAAACAAATCGTTAACTATATTAAATAACAATTGGTTAGAAATAATAAGTTCTTTAACAATATTCAGGGAAAAGTTTTTTGCTATAGAAAGATTATTTAGGCAACTATATTCTAATAAAGGTTTAGTCATATTTAAGGAAGGATGGAAAGCATTAATAAACGTTTTTTCTTATTTTAGGGAAAGTATATTTGCGGTAGAGATACCTTTAAAACAGTTAACTAGCTCCGAAAGAGTAACGGCGTTTAATAGTGTTCTAAATAATTCTAATAAGTCTTTGACTGTATTGTCAGAAAATTTAAATAGAATAAAACAGCCATCATTTTTCGATAATATGCAAAAGTTTTTCGTTGGGTTAAAAAATGGGCTGCTAGGTTTTATAAGTGTTTTACAAAAAAGCATTTCATCGATTTCTTTCTATTCTATTGAAATAGATTTATTAATTCATTATTTACAAGGTGCATTTATAGTTTTTAAAGCTCTTATACCTAGTGTTTTAAAATTCAGCGTTACTTTATTAAAGATATCGGCGATATTTGGGGTTTTAGCATTACAGAGTGATTTATTTAAGTTTATGTTGGCTTCATTTCTTGGATTTAATAATGTTATATCTTTAGGTTTATTATTATTTACAAGTTATAAGGGAGTTGTTAATGAATTATTTATATCAATAAATGGAATTTTCAATCTTTCGAAAAGAATATTAGCATCTTTTCAAGAAGATATTGCAGCAATTGGAGCATTAGGAAAATTTATATTTAAATTGTCTAAATTCGTTATTGATTTATCACAAAATATTGTGAGATTAGTTGCAGTAAGTAACCTTTTGAAAATTGTTATAATAAGTTTTTTAAGTACGGAAAATGTTTTTTCATTTTTACTCTTATCAACCGTAAACTATAGAATGGCTTTAGAAGAAACCGTATTCCTTTTAAAGATATTTATCATAGAAATAGCAAATGCAGTTAATTTTATACGAAGAACATTATATCTAGTATTGATGCAAACTTTTGACTTATTTAATAATATATTTTCAAATTTATTTAATAATGCAAGCAAGTTTAATACATCTTTAAAACAGTTAACCTATGACTCAAAAGGGTTAGTTGTATATAGAGAAAATTCGTTAAAACTAAACGATATCTATCTAGTATTAAGGAAAAGTGCAGTATCCTTAAAGCAATCATTAAAACAATTAACCTTTGATTCTAAGGCTATGGTTTTATTTAAAGAAAATATGTTAGCAGTTAATGATTCTTTGATATTATCAGCAAGGAGAATATTCGCAATAAACATTCCATTTAGGCAGTTAGCGGAAGATAAATCGCTTGTGATATATCAGGGAAGGACGAAAACTTTAATCGAAACCTTTGATGAATTTGCAAATAAGATTTATGCTTTTTCAAGAGCATTAAAACAGTTAGCTTTTGATTATATTGGATCACTAAACATTGTCGTAATGTTGAAAGAAGAGTTTAAATCATTTGCTGATACAATCCCCGAAGCGGTAAATATATTTTCTAAATTAAGCAGTGCTATAAAAACTCTATTTAATAATTTATATGCTTCATTTATTAACATATCTAAAAATATCATTTCGGTTATAAGTGGGGTATTTACTTCATTTGGTCAAGTTCTTCAGGGTTCATCATTCTTACAGGAAATAAGAAAAATTGGTCTATCAATTTTTAGCATATTTTCTAATATAGATTTTAAGGGTGCATTTATAAAGTTTATTCAAACGGTTCCTATTGTTTTCGGGCAAGTAATTTCTTTCTTTAAGGCAATAGGTCAAGTAGGTATGGCGGCTTTTAAGGTTTTACAAGATGGGGCTACTTTATCAAGTATTATATTTAATAGCCATTTAAAAAATTCGCTGATATCAGCATTTGAATATTCAACATTATTAGGAAATGGGTTTTTAGCTTTAGGAGCTATTTTATTAAATACTGACTCAACCATCTTAAAAATTGTTGGAACCGTTTCCCTATTGGCGGGAATTATTTTTGGTGGGTTTGGTAATGCTATTAAATTTGCGCTAAGTTTTCTAGGAAATTTCTTCTTATCTATTGGAAACTTTTTAGAAACTACAATGAGTTCTTTCGAGGAAAAGTTTAGAAAAGCAGAAATATCAATTAAAAACTTTTCTTTTACTATGGTTGGTTTTTCAAGGGAATTTGGATCAGCAATTGGGACAGCGAAAGAATGGAATAATGCAATAAGTGACATTTCGGATAACACTTTAATAACAGCGGTTGACGCAAGAAAAATGGCAACGGAAATAATTCAGGTAGGCGTTAGCTTAGGTTTAACAAAAGACCAAATGCTTGCACTTAATAATTTGATTCCCGACTATGTGAAAGCTGGAGATGATGCTTTTGATGTTACTGTTGGTTTCTTGCAGGCACTTACAGGCATGGGGCAAGGGGTCATTAAATATGGGTTGCATGTTTCCGAGGCGGCGGTAGAGCATTCTAAATATTTCAAAGGTCTAGGTCTTAGCTTTGATATGTTGACCGAAAGCCAAAAAGCAGAAGCAAGACTTGCTACGATTATGGAACAAGCGGCGGCTGTAAGGGGGCGCGCAGCGGAACAATTAAACACCGTAGCGGGAGCACAGCAATTTTTGAATAATCAATTGTTACGAGCGCAGGAAATTTTAGGTCAACAAAACTTTTTAATTCAAGGGATGTATTTAGGATTAGCAAAAGCCGCATCGGTTCTTGTGAGTTTACCTAGTGGATTTTTAAAGTTAGTAGGAACATTTCAAGATGTTTTGGCGGTGCTGTCAAAGATAACGGGTGTGATATTTGCTTATATTCTTCCTGTTGGAGCGTTAATTTCTTTATATGGAATTTTAAGTGCTGCAATTGTAAAAGTTGGGACATTGCAAACCATACTTAATTTTGTTTTTGCAAAGACAGCTATAACATTGGGAGTGACTTCTGTCGCGGTAACAAGTTTAAATACTGTATTTCTTAATTTAGCCATAATCCTAAAAGGAACAATCATAGTTGCTTTGACTTCTATTGGTGAAATTTTACTGACACTAATAACAAGGGTTGCTTTATTTTCTAAAACTATTCTTCTCAATCCTTTATTTTGGAAAGCTATTGCTATAGCTGGAGCTATTTATTTAGTTTATGAAGCTTTAAAGGATATGGAAAAACAATTCAAACTTCTTTCGAATATGGAGCTATCAAAAGTATTTTCCGGTTTTTCGGAGGTATTAGAAAACAACAAGGATTCAATTGAAACTTTTGGAAAACTTTTTAGAGTTGTTTTGAGTACCTCTATAAAAGTTGTTTCGGTGTTTGTTGCTACATTTATCTCAGGTGTTAGTGCAATATCAATTGCTGTTTTGCAAGTAGTTAAAGTATTAGCAACGGTTCAAAACTATATAAATAGGTTTTTATCCGGAACAACTTTGCTTGTTGGATTATTCCCAAAAGAGGCGTCAAAGAATATTCATATAATGCAAGAAGATTTAGAAAAACTTATTATTTCATTAGCAAAATATAATGAGTCAATAACTGGGTCAATAACATTGTTTGAAGAAGCGCAAGGTATGCCTTCTCAAATGAAACAAGGGCAAAAAACTATTGACGATGTGAGACTAAAACTAAGTCAATTAAAGAAAGATTTGATTAGCGTTACTGAACAGCAATTAATAACTGCACAAGTATTAGGTGAACCGATAAAAGGATTAGTTTTGAGTAAGCAGTTAGCTGAAGAAAACTTGCTTGCGGCAAAAGAACTTGAAGAAAAGAAAACGCTGACAAAAGAACTATTCAAGCTTGATTTAGAAATAGTAAAAGCATCGACGGACGCAAATAAAAAAGCCCGTGAAGGGTTGGCTGATTTAAAGATTGCTTCCTTAGAGCGTTTGAGTACGATCAAAGCAATTCGTGAAGCGTCTCAACTCAAACTAGCTAAAGAGCTTGAACCTTTCAAGGAAGAGCTAAAGAACCTTGCCTTTGCACCGCCTAGCGAGCAAGTAGCTGAAGCAATTGATTCTATAAATAAACTTATTGTTGCAAAGACCAGGGACATCGTAGAAAGCACAAACAAGGAAATTGAAAAGCTTACTCAAGACCGCATTACAAAGGTTAACGAAGCCAATCTTGAACTAGCAAAGCTTGTGGGCGACCAAACAAAAATAATTGAAATGGAAACCAAGAAACAAATAGACGTTTGGAAAAACTTAAACAAGCAGGAAAAAGACGGCAAGATATTAAATCAAGAGCAAATCAACTTAGCTATTCAACTTTTAGAACAACAAAAGCAAGACAAGATAAAAGAAATTCGACTTGCTTCTCTCAGAGAAATGCAAGCCATTGAAATGGATCTAGCTAAGAATGTTTCTCAAGGTGCTTATGACCAAGGTTTAATTTCTACTAAGTCCTATTACGAAACAATGACACAAATTCAATTAGTCGAGCTTGATAAACAAAGAGCGGACTACATTGCAGCCATGGATAAAAAATTACAAGATGGCTCACTTGATATTATAGAATATGCACAAGTAAACCTTAATATTGAAGCAAATTATCAAGCTCAAAAGGTGGCGTTAGCAAAGAAAACACAAGACGAGATGCAAGCTCTTTATAAAGAATCACAACTTAATTATGCAAACATTATGGGGCTAGAAACTGAAGCATATATGCAAGAAATGGACAAGCGCAAAAAGGCATTAGCTGACAGTTTGGCGAAAGGAAACATAACACCCGAGCAATTTAAAAACGCAAGTGGAACACTTGAAAGAGAACAAGCCTCAAAAACCCCTGCGCTGAATATTGGCGATGCAATCAAGACGGCTACAAGTATTGGAGGCGGAGCTGAAATGTTGGGGGGAATTGCTTCGGGGATCTCAGGAATTTCGGGGGCGTTTTCTTCTGCCATGGCTGGTCCGATAGGAATCATTGCCAACATTCCAAATATTTTAAAGGGTGGAATTGATTCTTTAAACAGTCTCATGGACTCTTGGATGGAACTACCTGGGATGCTGATTGATGCTTTGCCTGCAGTTATTGATCGGATTGCAACTTTTGGAAGCGACTTTTTAACAAGCTTGGCTGACAAGCTTCCTGAAATTGTACAAAAACTCACTGCTTCTGTTTCAAGTTTTATGGGCAAAAACCTAGGCGGCTTTTTCAAAATGATTCCCAAATTAATTGTCGGGATTATTAAATCTATTCCTGCAATGATCGAAGGAATTATTAATGGCGTTTGGGAGGGATTAAAATCTTTAGCTACAGGATTTTTATCACTATTTGATCCCTCGTCTTGGTTCGGCGGTGACAAAGCGGTTGCAGAAGCAGAAAAAACAGCGGGAGCAATCACGAAATCAATTACAGGCGTTGGCGATGTAATGTTTGGATTTGCTAATGAACAAGGCATTTCGCGAGGTGAAGAAATCGGGGCTTCGATACGTTCTTCAACGAAAGAATCCGTAGGCTGGTTGAGTAGAGCATGGCAGGGTTTTAAAGATGCGGCGTCGTGGGTAGGTGAAAAGCTAATGCAGTTTTTCAACTTCGTTGGCGAGACGTTTACAAATATTATGGCAAAAGTTTTAAGCGACTTGATGGCTGCAGGAACGTTCGTCGTCGATATGATTGTGACAACTGTTACAGCGGTGATTGATATCTTAAAGGCGGTTGGGACGTTTGTTTATGATGCTATTGTTAATTCATTTACGCTTGTTATAGACCTCGTAAAAGTCACTTTTGATGCCGTAGTTGCATTGTTTAAATGGGTTTTTATGGATGTGATTTGGGGGCTTGTTTTATCACCAGTTATTGACCTATTTAAATGGTTATTTGTCGATGTAGTTTATGGATTAGTATTTAAACCAATCCTTGATACCTTTGAGGCATTATGGAATTTTGTTTCGACAATATTTACTGACCCGATTGCAGCGTTTAAAAACTTGTGGACGGACTTAAAAAATATTTTTGCTGGAATTTGGGACGGGTTTAAAAATGCGGGAGAAAACCTTGGTAAAATATTTAGCAAAATTTGGGACAACTTAGGAACCGCCGTTTCCAATGCTTTTGATAATGTAATGAATTTCTTTTCTGGAGTTGGTGGCGGTTTAAAAAGATACGTTTCAGAAGCGTTTGATAGCATAGTAAACTTTTTCTCTAACCTTGGTTCAGTTATATGGAATGCCGTTTCAGGAGCCTGGGGAAATATCAAGAGCTTCTTTTCTGACTTGTTTAAATTTGATGGCGGCGGTAAGGGAACGGTAGAAAATTTCTTAGGAATTGACTTTCCATGGGTTGCGTTTGCTAAGGGTGGCGTCGTCCCAGGTAACGCAACATATAACGGAAACGACAAGCGGAATGACACAGTACCGGCCTTATTAAGTCCTGGAGAAATTGTATTACCTAGAAGTGTTTTAGAAGACCAGGCATTCCTTCGTGTAGTAATTGCAAAAATGAGAGGCGAAGAAGTCCCACAATATGCGGGCGGTTTTTGGAGTGATGTCGGTGAAGGGCTTTCATCAGCGGCTGGTTCTGTATGGGATACGGCAAAGGGTGTCGGTGGTGCAATCGTACAGGGTGCAAAATGGGTTGGTGATTTGCTTGTTCCTGATTGGGTTCAAGATTTGTTTGATTCAGTATCACGGTTTATTTCAAACATTTCTTTAACCGATATGGTTAGAGATCCAGGTGGTACTTTAAACAAAGCATTAAAAGAATCCATGAGCGTATTTAGTTCTTATTTCATGAAAATGATGCACATGTCAGAAGGTGGGTTTGTGCCTGGGAGCGGTTACGGTGACACAGTGCCCGCAATGTTGACCCCTGGGGAATTTGTTTTAAACCGTAACGCAGCAAGTCAGCTAGGCGGGAGTGTACTTGGTATGCTCAACAGAGGAATGTTGCCTTCTAGTGCCTCGACGAACAACAATATAGCTGTTACGCTTAACATCAAGACGGAGCAACCTATCGATGAAAATTTCGTGAGGAATAAAATAATGCCTCAACTTAAAGATGAATTGCGTAGAATGTCCTTAGACGGGCGAAGAATCCTTTCACCAAGCGGCGTAAGGAGTTAAGGAAATGGGTGTAACACTAGAACGGGGATATTTAGAACAAGACTACCTTACCACAGAGTACACAGCTCAGAACGCCGACTATTCAGAAGGCTTACAATTCACGGCAACAATTGACGCAAGAGCGGCGTTTGCGGCACAATACCGAGCTGTTATTGAAAAGCTTAATGCTTTTGCAATCCAATTTCAGGGCGTTATCAATGCAGAGACAGCCGAGGGGATGCAATTCCAGGGTGTCATAGAAAACGAGCAAGCTTTCGGTGTCCAATTTTTGGCACAAATCACGGAAGCGGTTGAAGCGGCGGGTTTGCAATTCGAGTCAGAGCCGAGCGTTGCTCAAGCTTTTGGCTTTCAGTTTTCTGGACTTATAGAAAAAATTCAAGCAATAGGGATGCAATACCAAGCCGTTATTTCTAAAAACCAAGCAATTGGTTTACAGTTTGAAAGCTTTATTAATTCGCTTGTATCAATAGGAAGTCAGTTCGAAGCTGTTATCGACGATTCTATCCCTGTTGGGATGCAATTCAATGCTGTTACTAACCACGAAATTGGCGCAGCAATGCAAATGTTGGCCGCAATACAAAACAAGAATCGAGCTTTGGGTACACAGTTCAATTCGGTCAAATTTTTTCACCGTACTGGAACATATACGGTTGACGAATATTTAGTTGGCGAATACTTAGTTGAATTTATCCACGTTCATTTGCCTACTCAGTTTAATGCAACCATTGCTGACCTATCAACGGCGGGAATGCAGTTTGAAGCGGTTATCAATTCAAGAGTAGCAAAGGGTGTACAGTACAAAGGTATAATCGAAGAACAAACGGCAATAGGTTTGCAGTTCTTTGCTGTAACCATAACGGCGCTTGGTTTACAGTTTAGAGCTGCTCTTTATAACACTGATAATTTGCGTGTACTTTGTGACTTTCCTAGTCGTGGAAATGGTTCTAATTGGGTAGCAAACACAACGGCAAGCGGTGATTATGATGTAAATAACCTTAATACCGATATAGTTGAACAAGTATGGCAAAGCTATAATGGAGTTAAAACTGGTATTGTTTTGACTTGTGACAGTGGTTTAAATCAAGGTGTATTTATTGATACTCTTGCGATGCTTAATCACAATTTAACAACGTCGGCAAGTGTAACATTAATTGGTTCTAGTAGTCCTATTTTTGCAACAATTGGCGTAACAATTCCAATTCAAATAACAAGAGAAAACGCTTTTTATATTGCTTCTGATTTACCAAACGAAGGGTTTAGGTACTGGCGATTTTTAATCGACGATCCGACAAACACTAATAACAATATTTCAATTGGTACAATTATTTTTGGGCAAGCAATAATATTCCAGGGAGAATGCTTTTCGAACCCTGTAAAGATAAAGAAAACTCATTATTCGGATGGAGTGTTTACTGAAGGTTTTACGCATGTAACTAATGACCGAGGGATAAAAAGAATCCTAGATCTTGATTTTAGATCAATAAACTTTTCGGGCGGCAACTATGAAAACATGCAGGATATATTTGAAACAGCAAGAACAAACTTAAAGTGCCTTTATATACCTACTCCAAAATATCCTTCTCGTTATGCTGTTTTCGGAAAGCTCATTGATTTACCACAAGAAGAACACACGGACAACGGCGACCAATCGGATTATGTAAACTTTAGCATTTCAGTTGACGAGTCGAGGTAAAGATGTCTAGTAACGATAGGAAACCATATTTAACTTCAACAGTATTAGACCAATATTTGCTAAATGCTTCGGCGGACAATTTATCTTGTCAAATAGAAATGATTGCAATTATTCAAACACCGGATGGTTATACCTATGTTTCTGATCGGAATAAATATGTTGACGGTGTATTCTATGAAGCAAAGTTAAAATTCCCGACTATTTCAAGAACAATTGGGGAATGGATATCTAACGAATTGGAGTTTTCTACGTTAACTTTAGAGCTTAATAATTCCGACGGTTCTTATAATAAGTATTTGCCTTCGGGAGCTTCTTTTAACTCTTGGATTGGTAAGACGGTAGAAATAAAAATTGGCTTGCGGGATGTAGGAACAACTTACAAGACCATATTTTATGGCACTGTGACGGAAGTTGCCGGTGTAACAAGAAGTACAAAGAGCATAACAATAATTGCCCGTGATAGTTGGGACAAGTTAAACGTCAATTTTCCTACGCTTACTTTATCAACAGGGCTTTTCCCTTACTTAGAAAATGATAAAGTTGGAAAGATGATTCCATTGGTTTTAGGTGACTGGACTTATTCAGCAAATAAGGCGGCGGTTCCTGGTATTGTTGTGAACGGTAATGATCCTAATGTTTACGAGTTTTTTACTCAAAATGTAAGATGTTTAATTAGCGTTAATCCATTGGTAAGTATTGACACAAGCAATATTTATTTGCGAAGAAGTAGCGATTTTATTCCTATTCCTTCAAGTTCGATTGCTCTTGTAACTGCATATGGTTTTGAAGTTATCCAAGACCTTTCTAGTTTTCAAATTGCTAGTGAGAATTGGAAGTTTTCGACTGGTGATGAATTTTTTTGCCAATGTGTTGGTGGTGAAGGTGACAACATTATTGATCAAGCTCAATATATTCTTGAGAATTATTCCGGTGTGGTTTCTGGTGATTACGATAGCACATGGTCATTGTTTGCAAGCAAAGGTTCGGTTTCTAGTGTTAAGTCAAGAATTTGGTTGCAAGAACCGCAGCCAGTTGTTCAGTACGTTTTAAGTTTACTAGAACAAGTAAGACTTGAAGCGTTTGTTAACCGTGACAGAAAGCTTTCTATTTCTTCATTACAGTTTGATGATTGGATTCCTGATTCTTCATTCATTATCAAAAATTGGGATGTAGAAAGAGACACCTTTAAGCCAAGCCTTGACGAAAGAAACAATTTTAATCGTTCCCAGGCGTTTTATAATTATGAGCCGGTGGTTGAAGATAACGCATTAACTACGAAGTTTTTTAAAAATCAAGCGGCAATAACGCAAGTGGGAAAAGCCATAACTAAAAATTTAGTTTTCCCGAACCTTTACATTACGGCTGATGTTGAAACTCAGTTGACAGAAATGCTAAAACTTGCATCCGGTTTTTGCGAGCAAATTGATCTAACTGTAACCTGGCGAGCTTTGCTTTTAGACCTGGGTAATTTCGTTCGTGTTAACGTGCAGATAGGTTCGACACAGTTCGACTATGTTCCTTCTATAATTCGTGTGATAAACTACAATCCAGAAGGTATAAAATTAGAAATGAAACTTTGGTCGTTTCAAATGTTTCCTTTTTCGACATGGAATCCTGGTTATGCGGGAATAGTCAGCGGGGAGCTTGGAACAATAACAGCAGAATAATTTTTTTTGTCATGGAGGACAATAACAATGGCGGTAAGTGTAACATTTTCGGAAAGTATAAACGGAGCAGCTTTGAGTGATAGTTTGGCTGGCGGCGGCTCTGGTCTTGATCTTGGTTCAGTCGTAAACGGAAGTTTTAGTCCTGTTACAGACAAGACAAATAACGTAGGTCGGCAGGATATTTTCATCCGGCATGATGCAACTATCGACCCGATCACAGGCTGCAAATTTTATCTTGGTCTTTTCGGCGGGATAACTGGTTTTACTTATGGTGGAGCAAGAACTGCAGCAGGCGACTACACAGCGATAAAAACAATGGGTAACAGCTCTGGAAGCTCTAAAAACAACGCTGATGGTCTTAGCTCAGGGATTTGGATTGACCAACGCTTTAACGCTTCTAATAGTGCTCAATTTGACATTGGAACATATCCCACAAAAGTGAAAATTTTCGGTGACAGCGGCACTGATGGAATTGATTTAGCTTCGGCATTTGACCTGATTACCGATGCGATGGTTTATGATAACCTTGGCACAGAAACCGCTGCCTCGGCTCCTGTTTTGGGTGTGATTGGCAAAGCTGGCGACACTGCAAAGGGTGACAATGCACACATAAGATTGCGTACTTATTTGGCCGCCGCATTCGCCGAAGGTGGTATCTACATGAGCGAGATTGTTTTTAGCTACTCGTACACTGCCTAAGGAAAGTTGAGTATTAATTATGTTACACACTTATGATTTACGATGTTGTTTTGATTATCCTACTAAGATTTCTTGGAAGTCAATGTGGAATCGTTCGGGCGACATGCCTAGCGATCAAGCTTGGTATAATTCCAGTGGAATTTTAAAAGCGTATATTGAGGCAAAGCATAAAGAGAGTCGTGTAACTATAATGATGGCAGAAGTAACAAAAGACGTGTTCATGAATTTTGAATGGATATCGACACAAGCTTTCGGGTTTAACAATGGTGTAAAAGCATTGGGAGTTCCTCAAACTATTGGGCTCAGTATTGTCACTCCTGATGTTAGAATTTCGGTTTATGTTGATGGGCAAATAAAAATAGTTAATCGTGAAGATAAAGAATTAATACAACAAATATGGAAGGTTTAACATGGGAATAACAACAAGTACAAGTTACGGGCGCAGCGTTATAAGCTGGCCGGACTATGCGCATGAAGGCGGTACAGCATTACATACTAAGATTGTGAATAGCATTACAGCAATGAGCGATGATTTAGCTATTAAATGGACAGGAGAAGTAACTCTTGCCAATGCAGCTAGTACGGATTTCATGCACAATTTTGATATGCCTATAGGTGAGTTAGAAATAAGAATTTATGAAGCTGATGCGCTTATCTCTGTTGAAGAGCAAAGCGTGAATTATGGCATTGTCGGCAAGAGTGGCGATGTAACCAACGGCGTTACGATTACGAATAACTCAGGCGGTTCTAAAACGTTTTACGCGTATGTTTTTGGATTCAGCTTTGACAAGCTTCTAGGACGAGAGAAAGCCTATGTGCAAACTACTGATGCAACTCAAACAGTGTTGAAAAGCGTTAGTATTCCAACTAATAAATCATTGCTTTTGATTGCTTGGGTTTCTTCAAGAAAAGACGGCACCACAGCAAACGCTTATGAGCTTAAATACTTATGCGAAAACAATGCTGGAACTGTAACGGTAACACAAATGGAGAAAACTCAACTAGAGGATGATTCTGATTGGGATGTTATACTTGTGGCTAATGGTGCGGCAGCAGAAGTAAAAGTCACTGGTGAAGCCGCAACAACGATTCAGTGGCAAACTGTAATTCAAAAAACTTATTTATAAGGAACTAAACAATGCCTGGTGAAAAATATATAGATAAAGTATACACTGACACCATTGCTGAGAAAACGCTTGATGCTGGTGTAACAATAGACGGCGTAAAGTGCAAAGATGGTGAAGTACTTAACAGCTCTAATGTGCAATTAGCTAATGTACAAGATGTTCAGAATGCAGCAGCGGATAAAGCAAGTTATTATTTCGATGGTAATACTGGTTATGTTACAGTAGAAAAAAATGCTAATTTATTATTTGCTGGGGTTAATGATTCTCCTTTTACTATCCTAAGTATAGCAAGTACTAAAAACTCTGCCACATCAGGAATTATGCTAGCTAAAAGCACCGTAGGATACTCACACGAATACGTATTTCAAATACTGTCAGGTACTTTATCGTTAGAATTGTACGATACAAATGGTTCAAACTATTTACAAAAAAAATCAGTAGCTTCTTATGCTGATTCTAAACCACATGCTTTTTGCGGAGTGTATACAGGTAATGCTGCTCATTCAGGAATGACGTTATATATAGATGGTGTAGCTCTTTCTTCTGTGACAACCGCAGGTGTTAGTTATACTAAAATGGGAGATAAAACAGCACCTTTAACAATAGGTGGTTTTGCTTCCCATGATGCTGGTTATGCCTTTGAAGGGCAGATGTTTAAGAATTTGGTATTCAACTATGCCCTATCTGAAGACAAGATTAAGCGTTACAGTGCTGGCGCAAAATTAGACTATGAAGATGTTGGTGGGAGTATGACTGAGATTGTTGCTAATGGAAGCTTTACAGGTGCTCCTGCAACAGAGTTTTTAGTACTAGGGAATTGCAGTCTTACTACTCCAGGTAATTTAGCTAGGTTTTCTGGAGTGCCTAGCGGCTCGGTTTACCAAACAAAGGCGACAGCTTTACCTGCTGGTAAAAAATATAAGATATCTTTTCCTCAAAAACAGGTTGTGCTAACGCAACAATAAGGCCATGGAATATCAGTGAATCACTTGGAGCACCTTTCGACGGCATTGTCGTAGTACCTATATCCTCTTTATCTAACGGACAAACATACACATGGGAGGTAGTTGCAGCTCGTGACGGGACCTTACTCGGTTTATTTGTTAATAATATGGTTGATGGTGATATTTTAGATATTGATAATTTCTCTATCATTCAACTCGGAGCTGTCTTAGACCTAGAGCCAGAAAACATCACAGATAACACATGGTTTGATGCATCTCCTAATGGCATCCATGGTACTGTAACAGGAGCAATTGCTAATCGTTTTATCCCTTCTTACAGTAGTAGGAATTACATCATTAATGGTGCTTTAGAGTTTAATCAACGAGGAACAACTCTTACTAATGGAACTTATTCAGCCGATGGAACATTCTTAGTAGATCGTTGGAAAAAGTACACAACTATGAGCATTGTTCCTTATAACGGTGGAACACTTGAAAGCTATATCGGAGTTGCAACTGGAGCTGGTGGTGGAACTGGAAAGTTAGGTTATATACAAATCATTGAATATCCTTACAACTTAAAGAATAAATATATAACATTAACTGCTGCAGTTTCGGGAAATTTAACTAGCTTTACATCTTCGGCAGGAAGTCCGGGAATATATTTTGTGATTAATGATGGTATTACAACTCAGTACGCTAAAGTTCTTGATGCTGGTACTAATTATTCTTCTGCTGTATTAAAATCAGCAAAATTTAAGCTAGGTAATTTTACAGGAAATATAACTGTAACAATTATGGTTTGTGGTGCTGGTGGAGCTGATATAACAACATCTTCTTCTGATATGGGAGTTAATGTTTTAGCAGGTGTAATGCTCAACGAAGGCAGTGTAGCAGCTCCTTTTGAAAGAGCTGGGGGAAGTATTAGTGGAGAAGAATTACTTTGTAAACGATATTATGAGAAGAGTTACAATGTCGATGTTGCCCCCACTTCAAATACTTCAATAGGATTGAGCTCTTATTCAGCAACAAAAGCAGATAACTTTGCAAATTGTACTAAAGCTTTTATAACTTCGAAGAGAGTCAATCCAAATGTAACTATATACCCACCCGATGGTTCTTCATCTGGATATGCTTTAACATCAATTAACGGAGCTACTTATCTTGAAAGACAAGTAACAATAGAAAATACAAGTCATAATATTTTTGGTTTTTACGAAACAAATCAATCAGGTGTGAATGGTGATTCTATCGAGTTTAGATTTCATTGGACAGCAGACGCAGAAATATAAAAAAGGAGAAAATCATGAAATTTATTATTGTAAAAAAAGAAGACTTGTCATTGCAGGGTAGTTACGAAGCAGATGTAAAAGACGACACGAGCGCAAATAGGTCTTGGCTAATAGCAGAGCCAATGTGTGCACATATTGCACTACCTGAAGGTTTAGATGCCGATTGTATAAAAGCAGAGTTACAAGACGAAGTTATTGTACTCGTAGCTGATGAAGATAAAGTTGCTGCAAAAGTTATTGCAACCAAACAAGCGCAAGTTAAGGCTCTTTTAGATGCTTTAAACCTTGATGTTTATGGTCAAATGCAAGTAGTGTACACGACTACTAATCCTGATTCTGCAGTTGCTTATCATGAAACATGGAAGCTTATGTTGTCTAATCCTGCTGATTTTGTAACTGTGACTGGATTACCTGATGCAGCCACGGTTCAAGCTTACGCAGAAGGAAAACTTGCAGCAGTAAAAGCATATGCAATTTATCGTTTAGAAAAAATCATGGCATTTGAAGCAGCAAAAGCAGCTATTCTTGCTTAACTAGAAAGGTTTTATTATGACTGACTTAGAAAGTAAGATCGAAAAGTTGTTTGATAATGTAACGACTATTCGTGAAACCATTATCAAAAGTACGACGACGCAAGAGGAAATTCTACGTCGCGTAGAGCTTTCTGAAAAAGCGGTCGAAAATTTAACTATTAGAGAAATGAATTGCCCGGGTAAGCTTTATGCAATGCGAAAGGCTTCTATATTTGAAGCGGTGAAAGACGGTGCAATTATTCTCGGCATTGTCCTTGTAATAATGCAAATAATTGGGGTGATTAAATGAATAATTGGAAAGAGTTCATGAATGTTGTGAATAAAAACACACGTTTTGCACACCTTAATAAAATGATTATATCTCAAGCGGCATTAGAAACTGGTTACGGTGAAACAAAACTTTGCCAAGATTACAATAATTATTTTGGAATGAAATTCCGACCTGAAATGGAAGGTAAGGCTTACGCTGTAACATACAAAACGAAGTCAGAGCCCACGGGTTCAGCGGTATTTTGTGGCTTTAAATCGATTGAAGAAGGTATTCTTGGATATTTTACATTTCTTGAAAGAGCTCCGTACAGGGGAATTGATAAGGCAAAGCTAACTCCTGAAGAATATATAAAAGCATTAGCTCCAATTTGGTGTCCTGCCAATCCTGATTATGCAAATCATGTTTTAAAAATTCACGAAAAGCTTTTCGGTGATGCGTTTGAGCCTTCAAAAGTTCCTTCTCCATTTTTTGTTTATAAAGATAACGATGTAACTTTTCACACCTCAAAAGAGAGTGCGTTAAACGCGGTTTCTAGCGCGATTGAACAAGGCTATAATGCAATCACCTTAACAAAAAAGATGCAGGGTAAAAACGATTCTAAAAAAGTTAAAATACTGCTCAACCCTGGTCATGCAGGGACAAGCGGAGCTAGTGGTAAGAATCCGGCGATCAAAGAGGAAGTTTTTACTGAGTTGCAAGCTGTAACCATTAAATCAATACTTGATAAAGAAGCGGCAATTGTTTGCGATATCATACGACAAAATGAGGTTGGAGGTTTGCAAGCTGTTGGCAAGTATGCCCAGGGTTATGACATAGCCATAGCGTTACATTTTAACGCTTCTAGCAATAAAGAATATTACACTTGTGCTATGACGGGCGGCAATCCAAAACCAGGGAGCTTAAAGCTTGCGACGCAAATTGTGAAAGCCATTTGTGCAGGGATGGGATATAAAGTTTTCGATGGTGACGGGATCATGAAAGATCACATTGTAACTGTGACCAAGGAATTTGATAAAACAAATTGTCCTGCTGCTTTTCTTTTAGAAAGCGAGTTTATAGATGATGAAACTGATCTTGAAGCATTCAAGAAAAAGGTTCTAAAAGAGGCCGAGATAATCGCTTTTGAGCTAATCAAGTACGTTGCGTCAATATAATGTCACTGCAATTTTTTAATAGGTGTGTTAGTTTTTTATAGAGCCGCCAATCTCCTTAAAAAAACAATACTCCTAAAAAAAGAACAAAACTCACAAACTGGCTAGCTCTGGTAGCGGCGTTATTTACCGGAGCACTTTTTGAATGGAGTGATTATGTTATCAATTAATTCGGTTCCTGAAATAGAGGTTCACTTTTCGCACATAGATGAATGGTTTGAAAAGAAGTTTGAAAAGATAGCTCCACCAATTTTGGCAACTTTAATGAACGTTGCGGCGCAGCACAAAATAAATCAGGTTGCTTTCGTTGCCTTAGCAATAGTTAAGAGCAAATTATTTAATAGTGAGTCGTCGGCAAACAATAACTATTTCGACTTAAGAGAGTTTCCTATAGGCGATAAAGAAGCCGAGCTTGTCAAATATTCTACCGTATACACTGGAGCAGTTGTTGCTGCTAAATTGTTACAGCGACATAAAGCTTTTGATGAAGTAACGGAGCAATATTATAATTCTATTCTTGAATATGTAAAAACATCGAAAATAGTTCATATCCCGCGTCCTGATGGTACATATCCGAAAGCAGAGGAACCAGTTAACCAACCCCCATCGGATTTGCCTCCTGCACCTATTGAACCTAATAAGGAACCCAAAGTTAAAGAACCAATTAATAAGCCTAAACTAAGACAATACTTTTTTATTGCTTCTGCACTAGCAACCGTGTTGGGCACAGCAAGCTTTTTTGTACCGCAATTGAAACCTGTATCAATGATTATTAAAGCGATTATTGATGCTCTTAAAATGATTTATGGAGGAAATTAAAATGATTGGAATAGATAATTTAAAATTAGTTTCTAAGGCAGCCGGAGCTTTGGGGAGTGCATGTGCTGGGGCGTTACAAGACAAACAGTTGACGCTTTCTGATTTATCCTTTTTACCTATGCTTTATCCTGTAATGCCTATGTTAACAGGATTAAAGATATCCGAATTGGTAGCCGAAATAAAAGACCTATCGGATGAAGAAGTCCAAGAGTTGCATCACATATTTGCGGAGTCTTTGTCAATGCCTAATATTATTGTTGAAGGCATGTTTGAACATTGTATGCTTGCAGTTCTTACTGTGATTAAAACAGTGTTCTTGATAAAGAGCGCAATGGAACCCGTACCTCCTCCGGCGGTGTAACATGAAAACGGGTTCTTATAAGTTTTTCAGCTTTAAGAATCCGAACCATCGGCTCTATCTTTGCAATGAGCCGCAACAACAAAACGATGAACAAACAGCAATACTAATAAAAACATTAAATGAAGTAATAATGCTTATCAATTCTTTCCTTGAAGAAGATAAAATAAAGAAAAAGTTTGCTATAGAAATGAGAGATGAACTAGAAAGAATATTGCAAGAAAATGGAGTCACGCCGTAAAAAGTGAAATAGTAATCAAGAACGGAATCAGGCATGACTCGAAATTTCATTTATTGGAGATAGTAGTTATTAATATCACCATCGGGTTTTGTCAATCCAAAATGTTCAGGATGTTGACCCGATGCAAACATTTCTTGTGTGACAATTTCCATTTTAGATGTGTATAAATTTAGATATCTTTGCTGATTTGTTTTGCTCATTTTTTTCAAAACTAATAAGCGTTCGTCAGTACTTGTTTCTATTTCCCTTTTGATAAGAATTTTTAAGAAGTTATTATTGATTGTCAAAGTTTTTGCTTTAAGTGTTACGGGTTCGGGCTTTTCAACGATATAGCAGAAGCCACGACCCAGGGCGTAACCAATACCAAGCTCTTGAAGTATTGCAGTAATTCCCATAAATATTTGTTGTGATTCATGTTCAAGTAATCTAAATTTTGCTGCTCTATTATTCATCTTCTTCCTCGTCTAAATATAAATCATCATCGGGGTATTCATCTTTTGTTGCGTCCAGGTATTCCATGTTAAACCTCGGGTTTCAATGGTAAACGTTTTTGTCTATTGTATGATTCTATTTTCTCGAAAATTATTATGCCAGGAATTAAAGTAATAAAAAAAATTGTAAAAAAAAGAATCATACACACCTCTATTTTTTATGTTTACGTTGTTCTTGTGCTTCAAATATTCTTTGTGATTCTTGCTTTTCTATTTCGTCAAAATTTTTACGATAGAAAAAATAAAAAACTAAAAAGACAGAGAAAAAAGACAAGATAAATATTTCAAGTTTACCCATATTATACCTCTTTAATTGTTTGAATTTTACTTAAAACCTCGTTTATTATACTAACCTCATTTACAAGGCGCAATAGTTCACCCATGAAATGTTGATTAGCTTTATTTGCATTAAAACCGTTTTTGAATATATATCTATTAAGTAATAAATCGGCGTCGTTCAAAGAGCTTTTTTTTACTTCAATCAATTCATTCTTTTCAATTCTCTTTCTCATTCTTGTTTTTCCTTTCTAATAAAATTTTTGCCGTGACAGCTTGCAAAAAATTCGCAACTACTCCCAAAACTTGTACAATTAAAAGTATTCATTAAATAATTATCAGTTAACATTAAATCCTTAACTTTTCTTACATATGTGTTTATTTTTATATCGGATTTGTTTATGATTATTTCCCTTGTGTCGGACTCACAGCGGTCAATAAACTCTTGAACCGTTTCATCTTTTTTTAGTCGTTGCAAAGACTTCTTCACTTCAAGATAAACAAACCAAAGATACTTACTAACATCAAGGTCAAGTTGCTTCGCGAGAAGTTTAATGTTTTCCAGGTAAAGACCAACTTGAACATTATTAGCGAGCATAGCTTCTTTATTTTCATCAAAAGACGCAGTTGTTTTAAGGTCAAGGATTATCCAAAAACCATTGGACAAAACAAGCACAGCGTCAATAATTCCGTGTAATTCTCGTTCTTCATCGTAAAAACTTACTTCGGTAAAAATTTGTTCGGGTTCACGTTTTTTAATGTACTCACAAACCTTTTTTGCTGCTGCTGCAATACGTCCTATAGCCGTATCATCAAGCTGATAAGATTCAACGATTGGAGCAAAATTTTGTCGTACACGGTCAATATCCCAAGCACTTATTTCAAGAAGTTTGTGCAGCGCGGAACCAAAGACAAAGTAGTCGGGTTTCACCCAATTTTCGTCGGGTTTTGTTTTTGCTATGTAACGATGATAAAATTTTTTCTCGCAACTAATAGCGTTTGTAATCATGTTAGCTGATATTTTCATAACCGCACGTCCATGAATTCGGCGACAACTTTTTTAATATCGTCTAAGGGAAATTTCTTTGTTTTAAACTCAGGCCATTTTAGACGAAAAGCGTCTCGATCTATTCCCAAAGCTTCGGTTGCGTTGAGCATGATATCGCGGTGCACATGGTTTTCAGCGTCAAACATAACGGTGTCAGCTTTGACTTCGGGAGTAACGTCGATGATTCCCGCTTGGTCGAGTTCTTCTTTTGTGTATATACCGCTCAATTCTTGGGGAAAAGCCCGTCTTAGGGCTAAGCTCTCGGCTACTTTTGCAACCATCAAAGCAGGCATTTTTTGCCACATTTGGCCGCGTGCGTATTCAGAAAACCTTGCCACAGCCCAAAGGGGTTCTTTGAAGTCCTTGCGCAAAACACCAACTTTTGCAGCAACCGGAGGAATATTTTTAAGCCATACATCTTTCCATTCTCCAGAGTCATCACACCAATACGCGCCGAGTTGACCCGCATACTTTTTGCTCCGTTCGGCAATCAAGCGCATGCCGTCGATTGAAACAACGGTTTGCCGGCCGCCGTTTAAAGACAATGAATAGATTTGTCTTGAAAAGGGATCGAGTCCGGTTCTCTCACAAATTGCGCCGAACATTGCAAGTTCCTGGTCGGTTGCTCCTTTGCAAATCGTGTTTTTGAGTAACGTAAGATCTAATGGTTTATTGTTTACAGCAAGTTTATTCACAGTTTTGCCTTTCTTCAGGTGGTTATAGAAAGCCCGCATTGAATAAATATAGTTTAAATGTAGTAACTTAGTTAGTTTGACACGGGCTATTAACGGGTTTATACAATAGTTGACAAAATTTGTCAAATTGTAACGAAAGGATTCAAAAATGGCTTATTTAAAAGCAAAAGATTTCGCGAGAAAGTATAAATTGTCATATGCCACGGTGTTAAAGCTAATAAACACCAATCAACTATCGCATATAAAACTTGGTAATAGTTTTAGAATTAATGAGGATGACATCAAGAAATTAGAGGTTAAAAATGTTGGAACAACTAGCAAAAAAACTTCATGTACCTAGAACAACGTTGCAAAAGATGGTTAGGTTGAGGCATGTTAGAATGACCGAGGATAGCATTCTAAAATTTATTGCCGATAACGTTAAACTCATTGAAAGAAGCCGCAGGCAAAGCCAGGCTAGCAACAAGTCAAAGGGAAAACTTTTAAAGAATAATCCGTAAGAAAGGGAGAGGATGAAAAAAAATAAAAAAGATGGTTTGCAAGAATACCTGGCAAGCAAGGTTCCAAAGAAATTTTTGATGCTGAATAAAAACCATGTTCACTTAATGCTCCAAAGTGGTTGTAATTTATGGGGTTGCTATTATTTTATGTCGCTAATAAGTGGAGAGGAGAAAATTTGTAAATTCAGCCAAGCGGGGTTAGCCAAGCGTTTATGCCTAAGCGAGCGTACCGTTAAAAGAATATTCAAGCAATTACAAGCTTTTGGATTAATAGAAGGTGTCACTTCTGGCACCATTGGGGGTGACAACATTGACACCCCTAGGATTTACTATCGTGTTTTTGATTTAACTGATGATAAAATAAAGCAAATGACAAACTTGTCCGGTGACAACATTGACACCGATAATGATGGACAACCTTGTCCTATTGTCGGTGACAAACTTGTCATCAAACCGGTGACAACCTTGTCCAATAAAAAACAAGAAAAAAACTTGCAAGAAGTTGAAAAGAAAGACGAAACTGCAGAGGCAGCGGCAGCCCTATTAGATCGATCTATTAGATCATCTTATTATAATAAAATAAATAAAGAAATAAACGCGCGTGTGCGCGTGAACGCTCCGCTTGGAATTTTTGAAGAAAAAAAACGGGGGGCGCAAATGCTCTTGGATTACCCTCTTCGGGAGTTGCAGGAAAAGGCAAAAGAGATGGGTAACAAAATAGGCTCTATAATCGATGATTTCGATCAAGCATATGCAAATACCTTGCCCGATGTTTTCCCTAGCCTAAAAACAGCCGTATCGATAGGATTTGGACTATTGGCAGCATACTGGAGGGATCGATATACGATTGAGGATTGGGTTTACGTTTTTTCAACACTTGAAAAGATAATTGATTTAGTTGAGCAAGAAGATGCGCGAATGAAGCCCATACAAATTTGTGAATATTTTTATCTTATGTTACGGACAAAAGAAGAAAGTGAATACGGTTATTGGTATCTTTTTGTAAAGAATCGTCAATTATCAAAACTTTTAAATAGTAAAAAGAAATTTTATTTGACAATATATCAACAAATACCAGTTAATCACGAAGAATATTGCGCTTTTGTAGAAAAAATCATTTTCCAGTTACAAACTTGACAACTGGCCAACTAAATAATACTATATGCACACAAACAATTAAAACAAGTTACGAAATTGTTTCATGGAGAGAAGAATAATATAAAAAAAAAGAGCCTGAATTTTTTATATTCAAGCTCAATGATTGTTTATTAAATCGAATCTTGGCGGATGATATTTAATAAACTTAGGATAAGTGATGCTTAATAAAAACATAGAAGCTTGTCAATCAAATATTAACAAAAATACTCAAATATCAACAAATATATACAACAATAATGATAACAAAGACGACAAACTAGATATATTTCAAATGCTTGATCGAATACAGGCGAAAGCCTTGGGTTTACCTCCACCTCCTGAGCCGGAATGTCATTGCGACAAAAAAGGGGTTTATTACTCGAAGGTTGAAAATAGATGGTTGCATTGTGATGCTTGCAATCCGAGAAAGAAGTGTACTAGGTGCATGGGCTCTGGGATACAAACCTTTGATGATAACACTGCATTCCCTTACTGTGTTTGTCACGACACGAAGTCGATAGCCAATCGATTTAACGAGGCTGGATTTAGTAAACAAATGCTAGACCAAGCGGGATTTATTGATAAACTTCCTGCACCTTTCTATCCTGTTGAAGATAAAGATTCTAATATAGCCAAAAAATTAATACATGATTACCCTGCTACTGATAAACACTTTATGGTTATTCATGGCGAAAGTGGTTGCGGCAAGACAACCCAAGTTGCATATCTTGCGCGGGATTTAATTTTTAATAACAAGAGTGTAATCATAGTAAATTTTGAAAAAGTTTTGGATGAAATATATGATAGAAGTAGGGACAACCCTGCCTCTGAAATTATAAATAAATATGTTGCACCTGATTATTTAGTTATCGATGCTTTGGATAAAGAGCATATGAGGTCAACTAAATTTAAGTCACTTTTAATAAAGCGTGACGACGCAAACAAGAAAACTATAATTACGACACACTTATCACAAGGAGAGTTAGCAAAGTGCATAGGTAATGAAATGTTACAGAAGAGAATAAATAGGAGTATTGTCACAGTAGATTACAAATCAAATTCTTATGTTACAGTTAAAACAATTACACATGGAAGGGTTTAATTATGAAAGTTGATTTAGACAAGGCAGTTGATTTTTGTGTATCGGGTAATTATGTCATAGCACAAATCGAAGAAAAGAGGACAAAGAACGGTGATGGTTTGATGCTGGTGTTACACTTTATTAATGAAGACAATGCCTTTTCAGTAAAGGAATACTTCTTAATAGAGCATCCCAAGCAAGGTGCTGTGAATATGGCTTTGCTGCGCTTAAAAGAAGTCATTCAATTTGCTGGGCTTGAGTCGTCGGGTGAGTTTGATGTTAATCAATTGCTTGGCTATAGATTCCAAGCGCAACCTTATAAAGACGGTGAGTTTCACCGCATCCAACTTTTGGCGAATCTTGGCAAGAGTCCTTTGAAGGCTACGGCTCCCGCGATGTCCATGGAAGACGTCCCTTTTTAGTCAAGCTTGAAGGGGGGCACTCAAAATGCAGAAAGTTACAGTAAGTGAACTAAACATTTTTGACCTTATCCATGAAGCTATAGCGATAGCTGGATCGATAGCTGCCCTATCCAGGGAGATCGATGTTAGCAGGCAGGCTATTTATTGCTGGGTTGAGGGACGAAAGCCGAACAATGCTTGTTCTCTTAAAATAAAGCATTTCATCGTCAAGTCGAAAAGGAGGGTGAAGAATGGAAGCAATACAAATATTAGATAATGTTTCGGTAGTAGAGAAAGACGGAGAATTTTATGTAACTAGCTTACAAATAGCCGAACATTTCGAGAAAGAACACAAGAATGTTCTTAGAGATATAGATTTATTAGAATTACCAAAAGAATTCTCGCGGCTCAATTTTGAGCCGTCAAATTACAAAGATTCGAGAGGGAAAAATCAGCGAATGGTTTTAATGACTAGAGATGGCTTTGTAATGCTTGCGATGGGTTTTACAGGTGCCAAGGCTATGGACTGGAAAATTCGTTACATACAAGCTTTCAATGCGATGGAGAAAGAATTAACTCGCATAGGTGGTGCTGGATGGTTGCAAAAGAGAATTGAAACAAAGTTAGTTCGTAGACCTCTTACAAATATGATTCAGCGATTTGTTTCTTACGCTATTGATCAGGGTTCACAAAGTTACGCAAAGAATCACTCTCTTGCTTATGTAAATTTTACAAAGATGGAATACAAGGCTTTATTTTTACTTAGCAAGTCTATTCCTGATTTAAGAGACAAGTTAGCAATGATGGAGCTGAATACTTTAATGTTGGCAGAACAAGCTGTAACAAAATCCTTAGGTGAATGCATGGATAAAAACTTGTACTACAAAGAAATATATCAAGTTTGCAAGAATAAAGTAGAACAATTGGCTGAACTTGTTGGGGTGGCTGATAAGCGGAAATTATTAGAAGAAAATAACCCTTTTGCAAAACAGTTAGAAGAAATTATAGAGGTGTAACATGACAAATGAATTAAAAACAAAGGTAAAATTTAAGAAGCCTTACTTTATCGAAGAGCTAGGCGAAGATGGTCTTACGGCAAGAGATATAGCTGAAAGCTTAGAGATTCCTTTGGAGCGGGTGCATCAAAAGCTTAGAAAATCTTTTATTGAAAACAGCAAAGAAATTGAAGGTTGGGTTTGCATCGAGAACTCGATGGTAATAGATTTAGGCACTTACACAGAGAGAGCGGGAAATAGCTATGTTCTTAATACTAGAGCGGCAAAAGTTTTTGTTGCTACTTATAATAATACGATAGGAAGAAGATATATTGATTTCCTTTTTGACTGTGAAATTTTAGCTCTTGAGGTTGTGCCTCGACTCTATGAAGAATTACAAGATGTAAAACTTAAGCTTGAGGCGGCAGAGCAGGAGCACATCAAGAAGAGTAAGAAACTAACAGCCGCATCGAAGAAGGGTATGGTTTTGGCTCCGGTGTATCAGCAAACGCTTTTTGGTTTAAAACTTGATTGGGAAATGCACCATAAGGAAACTTTAACGGAGATGCAGCGTCTTAAATCCAAGATGGAACATTCTCAAAAAGTCATGGAGGGTTTGATTTCTACAATACGTTCCTTACAAACGAAAATAGATAATCAAGACTTGAGTGAGAAAAACAAAGAGTGGACATTTAAAGGACAACTTAGAAAGTTCTTAGAATAATTATAAAGGTGTAACATGACAAAGCAGAGAATAACTTATGATAACCCGCTTGGCAAAGCGGTTGTAAGAGCAAGAAGTATTGAGAAGCTTGCTCAAGTTTTGGGCACGACCGTGATAACTGTTAAAAGTTGGTTACGGGGTGACAGAGAGCCAACAATGATGAAACGCTTGATGATTGAAGCCTATGCCAAGGGCGAGTTGAATGATGAAACCAACACCAAGTAAGAGGAATTCTTTAATAGCATCGGCACAGCCATTGAATGAGTATATAAAGGGAGTCCAATCGGCACCCAAGCCAAAGGAGAAGGAAACAAAGAAACCTTTACCTTTTCCTTTTAATAAACGCTTTGGCAAAACAACCGAAGCTGAAGTAATGAAGGAAATAAAGCAATGGCTAATTCATCAAAGGTTTTTTTGGCGGCGTATAGATACTCAAGGTAAAATATTTGCAGGTCGACTTATACAAAGCGAAAGCGTAGGTTTCCCTGACCTTTTAATCATTAAGGACGGTGTAACATATTTCGTAGAGGTAAAACGTTTTGGTGGTTATGTTTCTAATGACCAAATGCGGACACTTAAAGAGGCGCAAGCCAACGGTGTGCGGGCAATAATTTGTTGCAGCCTAGCAGGACTAAGGCAATGTCTTGACCAAATCCAATCAGTAATCACTATTGACACCGTCCAAGTATATTAAACTAAACAAATTCAAATAGTTAAAAAATAGTTGTAAAACATATTTGACAAAATAAAACGTGTTTGCTATAACCTTTTTATTGAAGAAAACTCTTAGAAAGGGAGAAAGCAAAGTAAACCACACTCGCCCCTAAAGGAGCGAGCTTTAGGAGAGAAATCTTCAAGAGCGGTTTACCAGACCCCTCTGGGAAACTAGAGGAGCCGATTTGAGCGAAATAGGTACCTTGGGATGCGACAACGGAGCTAAGTTGAAAAATATGTTCTAGCCAGTCCCAAGCTCTCTACGGTTAGTGATCATGCAATGCGTGAGGTGTAGCGCAGAAGATTGCTAACGTTAAACCGTTCGAAGACAAGGTCGAGGCACACTTAATACAGACCTTTACGGGTTGACAGGCCGGAAAGACGGTCCCATTTTTAACAGGACACACTCTCTAACAAGAAAGGGGAGAGCAGGAAAAGAGTGTGTTGAAACCATCTGACGACCAACAAAATGCCTAGCGTATTTTGTCGTCCTTGATAGGTTTCCGAGCCATTGACCTTGTCGCTAAAGCGACCGGTCTTTTTAGCTCGCATTCCTCTCTGCCCTAAAGGACAGAGTTTCCTGCTCGATTTTGATGAAAATACCTATCGAAGCATTTTTCAGCGATTTTACACAACAAGTTAACGAATACAGAGAAGATATCCTTATGGCAGCTATGAGTTGCGCTCACTTTGATAAATTCAACGTCAAAGATATTGCTGATAGACACGGGGAAGAGCCTAAAATTGTGAGAAGAGAAATAAAAATACAAAGAAAAGTGATGGCGCAAAAATAACTTATTAAATTAGAAAGGCAAAACAAGCAATGGAAAAATTAAATACACGTTTTGATGGATCTTTTATGCAATTGAAACATAGAGGCAGCGTTTACGATATTACATTGGACACAAAAGAAAACCTTGTTGTCCGTTGGGATAATCATTTAATGAGTGGTTATATGGATTGGATGTTATACTGTCACAATGGACACTTAGGCAGGCCGAGGCGTTTAAAGCGTTTATTGGCTACATATAAATTTTCAAAATTAAAAAGAGAAATAACATGACAAACATTCAAATAGTTCTGCTTTTATTTGCTGTAATTTTGTTGATGCAACACTTTAGGATATCTTTACAAAATAAAGCTATTCGAGAAATGAGTAAAAATTTGCTTGAAACGAAACTAGAAAACATTGTTGTATTTAATAACCTTAAAAAGAAAATCGAGGAATTATAAACATGGAATATCATGTGATAAAGCGTAACGGAAAGCCTCCGGTTAAGTTTTTTGGTTTAAAGGTTTTTTCGGAATACACTTTTAAGGTTGTGGATCGTTTTGAATTTTACCAACTTCAAGACGAAACTTTTGTTGTTGATTATAGCTTTAATAATAATTCTAATGTTGTTCATTTTCAAACCGCAAAAGAGGCAATTGATTTTGTGTTCAACCTGGATCTCAACATTGAGCAAAGAAATTCATTGATAGAAAAATTCCAATTAGAGGAATGCTGGTAATGGGATATCAAACGATGTTAAAGACACTTCGGCAAAAATACTCGGCTCAAGAGTTGTCTTTGTTGCTGGACGTGAGCAGGCAACAAATATACAATTACATCCGAGGAAAATCCGAACCCACAGCAACAGTTTACGACAAGATAATTCTTCTTGTAAAAAAAATTCAGGAGCAATAAACTATGGCTGATATAATAAAAGAGTATCTTGAGTGTAAAGAGAAAATAAAAAAATCAGTGCAAGAAGCGGGTTCAATTAGACTTGTGGCTGAAGAGATAGGGATAACACGCAGAACACTTTTTAGCATTGTATCCGGTGAACACTTTCCAAGTAGAAAAACCATGGAAAAGATAAATGCTTATTATAAGCGTAAAGAGTATGAGAAAAACTATTGTACAACAAGCACATCTAACCTTTTAAAACAAATCAAGGAGTTAAAAAAGAATGCTAGTTATTGATGAATATCAAAGTAAAATACAAAAATATAGACACATAAACGCTTCCGAAGAAAAAGCTTATTATTGTTTAGCATTGGCTGAAGAATGCGGTGAGGTTATTTCACTTGTGAAGAAGCTTTTCTTTCGTAATGAACCCAATCAATTTTTCAGGGAAAACATGCAAGAAGAGCTTGGCGATGTACTTTGCATATTGTCTCTATTTGCTTCTTACTATGACTTAGATATGCAAAGAATAATGGAAACTAATTTATATAAAGTACAGGAGAAATTTAAATGATTGTTACACCTTATGTTTTATTATCAATTGCGCAACTTTGTGCTGGAACAACTCAGCATTTTCTTTGTGTTGACTGGATGGAGTATTGTTACACTGATAAGCACGACCCTAAATTTACTGAAGACAACACACTAGAAATTTGCGCTGAATCATTACCCAATGCTTTTTGGGAGAGTCATGAATAGCCTATTTTTTATCTTAGCTTTAACGTTCCTGGACCGCTTGCGAGGTAGCGGTTGGGTGCCTAAAGGCATTGCTCAAGTGGTGTACGGTGTAACACTAGCTTGTTTTATTTATCCTCATGGCTGGTTTATATTATTCTTCACCTTATGTTTTCTCATTGGTGTATCTCCAGGTTGGGGACAACCATTGGGAGCTTACATAGCGCGTACGCGTCCCGATGTATTTAAAGCTGAGAGCTGGCAATTCAACGACAGGCTGAAAAAGGATGCTTTGCTATCGATTTGCTATCGAGGTTTATTATGGGCTGCACCACTTATAGCACTTAATTTATGGTTCAAACCTTACGCAGCGATTGCAGGACTTGCCGTGCTTTTTTCTTTTCCTTTGGCAGCATTCTGCGCCAGACAGTTACTCCCGCACACCATAAGAGCATGGGAATTACATGAATATATTAGAGGTTTTTTGATTGGAGTTTTTACATTAATTTTTAAAGGAGTTTTATTATGAAACCATCTTGGGATGATCCAAAATGTCCAGCCTGGGCTAATTGGTTAGCGATGGATGCGGATCGATCATGGTATTGGTTTAGCGATAAGCCTAAATTTAACCGTAACATCGAAAATGGTAATTATTGGAGCACAGATAGGCTATCGTGGCGAGCAAGCGCAAGTCAACCTTGTAGTGATTCACTAGAAGCAAGACCCACAGTAACAAATGAAAAGGAATAATTATGGCTTTAGAAACTTTAGCAGGAATAGAAGAAATTGGCGGGTATAAAGTAGTAAGAGTCAAACCGCCTGAAATGAGCTGGGATGATTTTGATAAATTAAGAAACGAGTATCCTATTAATATAACAGAGAGGATGAATACTATTTCTTTTAAATTGCAAAATGGAGCTATTAAAGAAGTTGGGCGGAACGGTTGTCAAATTGATACAATATTAGAAACAGTATATTTAATCCTGGAAGACTTTCAGAAAAGATTACCATGCGAGGAAAATGTGATTGCAATTTATCATTTAGATCAAGCAATACATCAATTAATGTTAAGACAAGTTAGACGAGTTGGTTTAGGAATTGAAGGATTAGAAAAGGAGATAAATATATGAATAATAGAAAACAAGAGTTAATTATCAAGTCGTGGATTTATCGCAGCGCGTTGGAATATCTTTGGCGTGACGGATTTATCGGTGTGCCTTATCCTGGAATTACTAATGCGACGGGTTCTTGCGAGGCTGTGAGTAACGTATTCACGCTTGCAGAGCCTACGTTTCAAACGCTGACTCAAACGGTGCAGCTCCAACTTGAACGTGATATCATTCAAAACGATTTGCCGCGCATGTTTTCTACCAATCGTTCTTTCCGCAAAGATAACAAAAATTGGCAGTCCGACGGACGGCATTTAAATGACTTTGAGCTTTTAGAAACCGAAGCCTTGGACACTGATCTAGACTGGTTGCTGTCACACTGCGACGGGCTTTTAAACTTTATTTTTAGAAGCGTTTTAGGGGCAAGTTCAACCTTCGGACTGCTTAGCTCAGAACAGCATAAGAACCTTTATAAATACTTTGAAAAAGGTTTTAAAAGGCTTACATATACCGAGGCTGTTACATTGTTGGATATCGAATGGGGAGCCGATTTAAACTCCCAAATGGAGCAAAAACTTATTGAATTGCTAGACCAAAACTTGATGATTACTCATTACCCTGAAACTATTAAATTCTTCAACATGAAACTCACACGGGACGGAAAAGAAGAGTATCACGACAGGCAAACTGTGGATTGTGTGGATGTAATCTTGAAGCATTCGGGCGAGTCAATTGGCGGCTCTGTGCGTGAATATGATTATGATATCATTAAACACCGATTGGATAATGGAACAATGATTCCTCAATTAAAACAACTCAAACAAGATTTCGACGGCAAACCGGAAGAAGTTGATCATATGTTTGATGAATACCTTGCACTTTTCAAAAATAATCCTGTTACACGTTCAGGGATGGGGCTTGGCTTTGGCCGTGTTGCTCAGTTTATTTTAGGCTCTAAAGATGTGGTGGTTTTTTAATGAAAGAACGAACTGAATATGATGATTATATAAGTAATTTAACAATTGAGCGGGTAAAACAAATTGCTATTTCTGAATTAATTGAAGCAACTAATCAACTTTATAATGCTATGATTGAAAATGATAATAAAGAATTTAGAAAAGTTGTACATATGATGAAGAAAATGTGTTTATCTTTGGAAGATAGGTTAGAAAAGGAATAGCAATGGAAGAACTCGAAATAATATCTATTCTCACTGGTGAGTTTAGCTACAGAAAAGCCAAGCTGATAGTTCAACTTGAAAAGCTTAAATATGGCAAAATTAAAAGAACCTGCTTTAACCTTATGCCGAAGGAATACGAATACGCTGTGGAGCAACACAGTTCTTTCGAAAAAGCTTGGGATAAAAATTTTATCTATCAACCTGTACAGCTTCATGTTTTTTTTCCTGATGGCGAAAGACTGCCTGTTATGGTTGGTGTAGATGATTTTGATTATCATGATTATATTGATGAAATAATTACACTAGCAAAGGCCAAGGAGTATGAAAATAAAACTTGAAGTGGAACTCGACACAATAGAGATACGCAACAACTTTTTATCTTGCAAAATTGTAATGCCTTAGCGGCGGGATGTGATGAATTTTCAAACTACTTAAGAAGCAAGCGCAAGCGTTACGAAATGTTGAGCGAAGAACAACATGACCTTTTAGAGCAAATAATTGATAAATTTTTTGAGGAAGTAGGGGAGTATTTGTGATTAGTGATGAAGAGCAAGTCAAAGATTGCCGCGTAATTATTAGAAAATTTTTAAAAACAAAAACTAAAAGATTTCGGTATGATATTTCATTATTTTATATAACGCGAGTTTTTGAAAGATATCGAGATAAAGTTTTAAAGCTAAAAAATTTTTATGTGTATCAAAATTCATTAAGTGAAGCATTGTTATTGGAAGAATTTAATTGTGGTTTTATCCCATTTTCAAACGCAAAGGGGGAATCAAGACACAATCTTTATTTTAATTTTTCAAGAAGTGAATTAATGAAGATAAAAAAAATTATAGATAAGGTTGAAAAAAATGTTTTGGAAAAATAAAGAATTGATTGACTCATTGCTTTCTAAGATGAAGCAACAAGATGAATTGATTAATAATCAAAAGCAAGAAATAGAAAAACTTAAAACAAGAAATGCTGATTTCAAAAAACAGTTCACGGGTATTTATAATGTAGAAATAGCTAGGTTTAACTATACTATTCCGAGTATTGTTGCACAGCATAACCCAAGCGTTATTGATCATGTTTTGAGAGTTATGCCGCAAAAATTTACGGAACATTTAGAAATTAGATTTGAACATGTACAAACTGAACTTGGGTATGAAATAATGGCTACTTGCCCAATTCTTAAAATTAAGCAAAGGGAAAACGATGTATGCTAGATAAATCATTAATTCTTGCTTACACATTTGCAGGGCTATTTCTAGCCACGGTTTTATGGAGCTTTATCATGATGGTGACTCACGAATGCCAGGAGTACAAAGAAATTTCTAACGTTGGTGGGTGTACGCAATATGAATGTGGAGTCCGTTACACCGATGGAACCTTTGGCATTTATAAGAATCCTGTCGTTGGTCAAAAGGTTTGCACGAAATGAACCTACAAAAATTTGCTCTTGACCTTGCACGCGGATCACTGTGCGAAGTGCAACTAAGCATATTCCTTAATAAATGTAAATTGCTGGAATCTAAAGAAGAAATAAAAGAATTATATAAAAACACCAGAAATGGGAGCAAGGATGCCAAAAAACACGAAAAACTATTGCAGGTACAGCAAGACCCAAATTACAACCCTTAAGTGTAACCTATTGGAACATTTAAAAGCAAAGAAAACTATACAGCAATTTGAAAAGTTACATCATATTTCACCGAACACAATAAAAAAGTGGAGGATGGACGACGTTATCTTTGATCAAGCTATCAAAGACCACAACGAAAAACGTAGTGATGAAGTGTCGCGAGTGTTACACTACGTCCCACTTTCCGACCCGACAAAAAAGCAAAAAATAATTGATGATGTTTGCGCTGCGCTAAGAAGAGGGGCGGGTTTTGTTGGAGCTTGCCTTTATGCCAATGTTACACAGCACGCGCTTGTTGACCTCATGAAAAAAGAGCCGGACGTTATGGATAAAGTGAACAAGGCGGAGGGTGAATTTATCTTGCACTGTACGCAACACATTATCAAAAAGGCGGAGACAAATTGGCAAGCTGCTGCCTGGTTACTTGAACGACGTTACCCACAATTTTGGGGAGAAACGAAAAACCTTAATGTTAGAACCGTATCGAATAGAGCTGAAACGGCTATCGTTATTGACAGCGGAGCAGAAGCGGGAGAAGATGCCAGCATAAAAATAAGCAAAATGACGGACGAGGAATTACAGAATGCGATTGATGAACTTACTTGATAAAGCAAAACATTATGAAAATGCTTCAACCATTCAAGCAAATTTTATCAAGCTTGATCAAGCGTTGGCTTCTCCTACGTTCAATTTTGAACAATTTAGTAAATCGTTTGATTACCTAGCAATACATGCCAAACAACTTTTAAAGGAGTATTTTCATGGAAGAAAACAAATTAACACAAGAACAAAAGAACCTTTTAGCTGATAGAATAGCAGTACTGCACAAAGAAATTGAGAAGCTAAAACAAGATGCGAAAGATGAAGCCATTGCATACCGAGGACTTATAAAAGATAAAACTTTGCGTATGCAAAAAGCCGTAACATGTATGTTACAAAATAGGCTTATGTATGAGGATATTCAGGCATGGATACAGCAACTAGAACTAGAAAAAGATATGAGCTTGAAATTGAAAAACGACGTCGAGATCTCCGAACCTTCGTTATAAAAACTTATCCCAACTTTGAGCTTGCAAGATTTCTTGAAGAGCTAATTGTTAAACTTAAGCAATTCATGATTGACGTTCGTTTGCGTCGCAGTCCTAAACTTATTATAAACCTACCTCCCAGGCATGGGAAAACTTCAATAACAGCCGTTCGCTTTGCCGTGTGGTGTTTGCTGAATAATCCCGATTGGGAAATTGTTGTTGTAAGCTACGCGCAAGAAATTGCTAATAAGATGTCACGCCAAGCAAGAGCATTGCTAGGTCATTCTTACGTCAAAGAATTATGGCGTAACACTACGCTTTCCACTGAGCGATCCGCTGTAGCTGAATGGCAAATCGAAGTAAATAACGAGACAACACGAGGGGGTTATAAGGCTGTTGGAATTGGCGGTGCTTTAACCTCTGCGGGAGCCAACGTTCTACTAATCGATGACAGTAGTAAAAACCTTGAGGAAGCCGATTCAGTGTTACAGCAAGAAAAGGTTTGGGATTGGTATACTTCGGTTGCCTTGACACGTCTTGCACCGGAGCATGGGATTATCAACATTCAAACAAGATGGAACCTCAACGACCTTACAGGCAAGATACTTAAAGCGGAGCCAGAAAAATGGCAGGTGTTACGGTATCAAGCAATTGACGAAAACAATGATGTCTTAATTCCGTCACGTTTCCCACTGTCATTTTTTGAGTCGATAAAAATACCTATGCCTCCGCGTTTATGGGAGGCTCTTTATCAACAGAACCCCATCAATCGAACGGGTAACATTGTTAAACTTGCTCACATCAAACGCTTTGACATTAAAGACATTGACCTCGACAAAGCAACGACCTGGCTGCAATCTTGGGATCTACGCTTTGGAAAGTCCCAGGCAAAGACGTCCTCTTATGTTGTGGGCCAGGTATGGGTAAAGTTGAATGATAGCTATTACCTTATTGATCAAGTGCGCGAGAGGCTAGGTTATAGTGATTCTAAGCAAGCCATCATTGCAATGTCTAACAAATGGCCGAAAGCAAAGATCCGACTTGTCGAAGCAAAGGCAAACGGCGAAGCGATGGAGGATGATTTGTCACAGTTAGGCATTCAGCTTGTGCAACCAAGGGGTGATAAAATACAACGATTGGAAAGAGTGTACGGCGAATTTGTTACTGGAAGGGTTTTTATTCCAAATGATTTGGAGTGTGTGGTTACTGAACTTATTCAATTCCCACAAAGCGAAAATGATGACCAAACTGACAGTTTGAGTCAAGGGATTTCGTACTTCATGGAGCAGTCAAACTACACCCTTGAAGTTTTTTCGATAAACCGATAGACTGGAACAAAGCCAAAAATAAAACTATAGGTGTCAAGGATGACTCAAAAACTAGATTACAAAGTAAAAGCTTTCTATGATGATCAGCTTACCGATCAGGATAGTTACGGCGCATCTTCGCTTTGGAGCAATGCGAGCTATGACATCACAATCCAGGCTGAAGAGTTAAAGAAACTTTTCTTCGACGAGGATTGGGTTTATATTCTTTGTGACCTGGTTGCCTCCGAATTTACTTCTTCGATTCCTACCGTGTACAGAAAAACAATTAAAGAAGGTAAGGCGGTTTACGAAGCAAACGAAAACCATCCTGTGCAAGCGATCCTTAATGACCCGTCGATTAGTGCAATTGATCAAGCTGGGTTCTTTTATACGTCGGTTGCTGAGTATGCATTGATGGGAAACTCTATTCTTGTATTCTTTAAAGAGAGTTCAAAGTTTGCTTTATTACCTACCGAAAAAGTACAAATTGATGAAAAAACTAGAACCTATAAATGTTACACCGAGGGCGGGGTTGTTCATTTTAAGTGGGAAGATATTCTACACATTAAAAGACCTAACCTTTCAACTCCGATGTGGGGTTTGTCTCCATTCGTGCCAGGTAAAAGAGCGGTGCTTTTCAATCGTTACAGCCAAGAATATTTGAATAACTTTTATCTAAAGGGTGCAAGTCCTGATATTATTCTTGAAACTGATGTTTCGGGTTCTTATGAAGCATTGCGAGAATTGCAGAAAAGTTTTGATGCTAATTACTCGGGGCGCAGGAACCAAAGAAAAACCCTTACACTTCCAAAAGGTGTAACAGCAAAGAGCCATGATGCAAAGATTGCTGACCAAAACATTATTGAACTTATACGCAACAATAGAGAAACAATTTTAAATATTCTAAGGGCTCCAAAACATGCCTTCTCACTTCAAGAGGCGGGTTCTTTGGGCTCAGAAGAACACAAGACGGCGTTGAAATATTTTTGGCAGGCTACAATTAAGCCAATTATTAAACGGTACAATGAATCATTTACAAAGTTTTTGAAGCCAATGTTAGGCAATGACCACATTATTGATTTCGATATTTCAAACGTAGAAATATTTAGTGAAGACCTTTCAAAGAAGGCATTACTTGCGCAACAAATGCTTGCAACTAGAACAATGAATGAAGTACGGAAAGAAGTTTGGGAGGTTGATCCGGTTGAGGGTGGCGATGTAATCCTAAGCTTGAAACCTGCTCCAATTCCAGAGCCTTCGACTTTTCCCACGTTTAGTTTGCCACAGCAATTGAATGCTGGTATTTCTAGTCCAACAAACAACAAAGTTAATATCGATATTTTTGATGGCTTTATGGATGCAAAAGTTGCGCATTACAAAGCGATTAGTGATGAGTCACCGAAAATTATAACGTCCATGAAAGAATTTGCTCTTGATCAATTGTTGTTACAGCTAGGGATTGCTGTCGAGTTGTTGATGCCACGGAAGGCAACATTTGATAAAAACGAGTTCAAACGTAACCTTAATGAAGCATTTGACGACCTGGAAGAACAATACGCCAAAAAATATTCTAGCATTCTTAAATCAACTATTGACCTAGGCTACAATTCACAGCTTGGACTAATCTTTAACGCTGAAGCAAGAGCAGCAATTGCAGCTTTAAGGGCAGCAAGCGACACTGGAACAAAAGCAATTCTTGAAGCAAGAGGCATTGAAAGCTTTGCCAATATAAGCAAGACAACTTCTTCTCGCATTGTTGATTTTATTGCAGCGGGTATGCAATCAAACACACCAATAAGCACTTTAATAAATAACCTAAGCGATTCTTTTGCACAGCTCACAAACAAGCGAGCTGAAACCATTGCTAGAACTGAAACATTGACAGCCGTATCATTAGGCCAATGGGGTGCAATTAAGAATGCCAAAAGAGTTATTCCTAAACTTAAAAAGGTTTGGATAACAGCCGACGACGAAAGAGTCCGTGGGCGTCCAGGTGGTCTTTATGAAGATGCTAAATTTGATCATTGGGATTTGCACGGCGAAGCCAAACAAAACTTTTTCGAATGGGCTTTTATATCCCCGTGACGTCCGAGGCGAGGCGGGTAATGTAATAAATTGTAGATGTAGCGTTGCAATGATTGCACCGGAGGACTTATAAACATGGAAGTAAAACAAATTCAGGGCGAGTTTAAAGCCACAAAGCAAGCTGATAAAAGTGTAACAATTGAAGGCTGGGCAAATAAAGCGGTTGTCGATGATGTTGGCGACCTGCTTAAATTTGACCAGGTTGACATGGAACGCTTTAAGAAAAACCCCATAATGTTTTTTAATCATGACCGTGACTTACCTGTTGGGAAGTTTATCGAGACAAAGCTTTCCCCCGAGGGTCTATGGGTAAAGGGTGTGATTTCTAACTCGACAAATAAAATTGTTTCCTACGTTCGGGACTTGGTTGCTGAAGGAATTTTGAAAACCTTTTCGATTGGTTTTGAAATTAAAGACGAGCAAAAATCAGGAGAGGCCAATGTCATTAATAAATGGCGTTTGAATGAAATATCGGTTGTTACACTGCCTTGTAACACCGAGGCTGAATTTAGCCTAGCAAAACAATTGGGAGAGGAATATACCGTTTCAAAACTACGTTTGAAAGGTGCTCATGTTGCTGCTGAATTAGCAAAAAAACCTATGAGTGAAGAGCAGCTTGCCGCATTAGCTGAAAAGCTTTCGATGCAGGTTGAGGACTTACAAAAGATTGTCCGCGGTGAAGTAACGCCGGTTCCTGAAGAAGTGTTGCAAAAGCTTTCTGAAGCATTGGGTTTGTCATTAGAAGGATTAATGCTTTTAAACAAGGCTGATTATGAACTAGAAGGTGAAGGTGAACCAGAGCCCGAGGCTGAGCCTGAAGCAGAACCCGAAATGCCGGAGTCCGACGTCGAAGGCCAATGCAAGCCAAAGAAGCCGGAGGAAAAAGAAAATTCTTTTCAAGAGTGCGTCGCTCAAAAAATTCCTAAACTTATTGAAGAAGGCAAAACGCAGGAACAAGCGGTAGCTATTGCAATGTCAATGTGTAGTGAAGAAGGCAAGTGTCATATCAATGACATCACGGAGGAAATGTTACAGTTTGCGAAAAACTTAGCCGCAGAATCACAACCTTTACCAAAACAAGACCCTACGGACTTCGGCAATCCTTATATGGAGATCGCAAAGTCACAGCTTGCATTGCTTGGAAAGCTTTCGGCACAAATGGATCAAATGATTGCTTTAATGCAACCTAAGCAAGAGCCAAAGCCGCAAGAAGATGCTCCACCTACTCCACCGCTTGCAAATGAGTCACAGTTAGCTGATAATAAAGAGGACGTAAACGAAATTAAGATTATTTCTGATCGCATCAAGGGAATGATCGAAGAGATAAACAACAATTATCATGGAGGATAATATGACCGAAGTTAAAAAACTTGTTGAACAGTATCAAGATTTAGAAAAGAAATATTCAGAAGCCAAGGACTCTATCAAAGAGCTTGAAGCTTCCAAAGCCAAGCAAGTAAACTCAATGTATGCGGGTTCTGACGAATCCAAATTGCTTAGAAAGTTTTCTGTTGCTCACGTTAAAGACCTTTTAAAAGTTAACGTGTGTTCTAACAAATATTCGCACTTAACAATTGAAGATAAAATGAACGTGTTGGAGCTCAAGAAAGAAATTGACACAGCCCGATATATTGCGCAAATGTTTTATGGTGCCCGCTTAGATAAAGGCGAAGCAACCGACAGCGACTTAGCTCCTGTCACAAACATTTTTGATACCAAGTACGCCAAAGACCGCGACCTTGCCAATCGTTTAAAAGCGTTTGGAACGGGCGTTAGTGGTTACGGTGCAGAATGGGTTCCTACTGCTATTTCTAATCAATACATTGAAGAATATCTATTAGAACTTAAATTAATTAATGCATTTCAAGAAATTCCAATGCCTACAAACCCCTTCAAGCTTCCTGTGCAAAAAGCCGGATCGATTGCTAAAATCGTTGCTGAAGGTTCTGCAGCTACCGATGGAATTTTTGGAACTGACGCATTAACTTTTGATGCTCAAAATAAATTCGTTGAACTTTACTATATGCCAGAAGAATTGAATGAAGATTCCGCTGTTGCAATTCTTGAAATTGGCCGTAGCCAAGTTGTTATGGCTCAGCAAAGAGCAATTGAATCCGCATTGTTAAACGGTGACACTACAGGAACGCATATGGATTCTGATGTTACTACTGGTTCTGACTGTAGAAAAGCTTGGAAGGGTTTGCGTAAACTTGCTCTTGCTAACTCCGCAAATGGTTCCGTTGTTACATTTACATCCGCCGTGAGCAAAACTAAACTTGACGAAATGCTTGCTGCTGCTGGTAAATTTGGAATTAATCCCCGCGAGTGCATGTTTGTAATGAGTCCTATTGGATACAACCAAGCTCTTGTTCTTGATGAAGTTTCGACTGTAGAAAAATTTGGACAAATGGCGACTATTCTCACTGGCGCATTAGCCGCATTTAGAGCAAGACCTATCTTAATCAGTGAATTTATGCGTGAAGACCTTAACGCTTCTGGTGTATATGATGGCACTACCGTAAACAACACCGCGATCATCTTAGTTAACAAATCCCGCTTCTATTTGGGACGTCGTAGACCGATCCGCGTCAAGGTTTCTCAAGATCCTAATTCTGCTTATGATAGATGGCAATTATGTTCTTACAGCCGATACGACTTTCAAGGAATGGTTCAGGGCGCAACTGAGCAATCCGTAATTATTGGTGTGGATGTAACCGCTTAATTCTTCTTAGGGAGACGTTATGCCAACGGTATTAAATCAGCGCATGGTGAAACGTCTTAAAGAGTTTGATTCTTACGTCGTAGTCCCTCTCGATAATTGGGCTCCAGGTGTATACGAACAAGAACTTTTGATAGAGGGCAATAGCATTCTATCAACTGTTTTTGTATCGTTGCTTGATGTTGGTGCGTCCGTTTTAGTTGAATATTTTGACACAACCACAGGACAAACAGAGGGCGAGTTTTTCGCTTTAAATGAACACCCCTTAATTGCTTCCGCTGGAACCACAAACCGTTTAACTGTCACACGCATTCACAATAAGCCAGTAATGCGAGCTACTGTTGTCGGTGGCACAGTGCGTTTCTCAACTTATATAACGGTTGTTTCGTCTTTTGCTTCTGATCTTGATGCAGCTTTGCAATATGAAGCTGACCTTGTAGACGTAGCTAGAGACAAGGGAATCCCTGTTGCTGCATTTGAAACAACAACTAGCGCGTGGTCTTTTCTTCGAACTATTAACGGAAAATTGCAAGTTGATGTTCCAGGTATCATTCAAACCTCGCAGGCAAGTATTAATTTTCGGAGGCACAATATAACTGCTTCGGCAATTCCTGGGACACCTTACCTGCATATTACTTACACAGTCCCTTTAAACAAAAGGCTCACTTGGCTTTCAGGACACGGCACGGGTAATTCTTGGACGACCTGGACTGTGACAATCGATGATATAATTTACCTTTCCAAAACAAATTCATTTGATCAACAACAAGTTGATTTAAGCTTAGACAATCCTTTAGTGATTACGGCGGGTCAAAAGATTGACATTGAAGTCGTAAATTTAAGCCCATACAATACTAATAGCGCAATCGAAACATTTTTTTATGGAGCATTAGAAGATGTCTAATTTAAACAACTTTGATTTAGAGCTACAAAAAATTAAGCTAGAGTATGATATTTCTGCATATAAAACACATCTACTTGATGAACGTAGAAAAATGTTAGAAGTACTGAAAAACAAGAATTTAATTGAAGCTAAAATAAAAGATATTGAAGCAAAAATAAAAGAAAAAGAAGAGTTAATTTTAGGTTTAGAATAACTTGTGACTGAAATAGAACTTGGTTATTTAGAAACCGAAAACAACAACTTTGATAATAATACTGCAATTCGGTTACACTCCGAAGGTATGCAATTTAATGCTGTAATTACTCCCACCCCACAAGGGCGGGCTTTTCAATTTAACGCTTTCATGGAGGGAAGTATGAGCGATTTTAACGGTGCAAAGCCCGTGATGACCGTACGGGACAATGAATTTAAAATGAAACTTGTTGATGGAGCTAGTGGCGCGACTGCTACTAAGATTCTTTCAATTGTTGGCGAAGGCGATGCCTTTTCTGCTGGCACTAATGATCTAGGTATTCCCTGCATTGTCAAAGATAGTTCGGGTAATGCTAAAATCCTCGTATTAGATGCTGCTGGAGCATTGCCTATCAGCGATAACGGCGGAAGCTTAACTGTTGACGCTTCTGATCTTGATATCCGTGATCTTAGTGAAACAACCGATGCCGTCACAGCTCATCAAGGCGGCGCGTGGTCAGTTACAGCAACCGCTACTGATTTAGATATTAGAGACATCGACGCTGCTCAAGATAATATTGCCATTTCCGATGGAACCGATACCTTAGCAATCAATTCCGATGGAAGCATTAACTCGGTTGTTACTGCAACTGACCTTGATATCCGTGATTTAACTCACGCAAGCGACAGCGTAAAAATTGGTGATGGAACTGATTTCTTAGCTATTTCGACCGATGGCGAGGGCTCAGTAAGAATTAGCAAAGCCCAGGCTGCTGATGGCGCGACTGCTCCGACTGAAGCCGTACAGGTTGCAGGAAAAGACGGATCAGGAAACTTGCAAGTATTAAAGACCAATACATCAGGACAACTTGAAGTTGTGCAGGTTTCTGCTGTAGCTCTTAGTGATGTTTTAGACTATAAAACTTCTGCAACTGTAGGCGTAGGCAGTCCTGTAAACCATGATTATATTGTTACTGACACCAAAACTTTTAAAGGTTTATTTGTTACAGTAGGCGCACGTGGAGCGGTAAAAGTTGAAGTTGGAACATGGGACGGGACGACTTTTGTTCCCAAGATGGTTTACTTCCAAGATCCAAAAGAAAATATTGATCACCAAATTCCTAAGCTGAAACTTCTTGGTGATGCTACTGCCGCAATTAGAATCAAGATTACAAACCTTGATGGCCAAACAAGCGATGTCTATTCTACATTGCAAGGCTATGAAGAATAAGGTAACGTAAAATCAACAACAGTCAATTTTGTTGCCTTTCTTCTTGCTCAAGGGTTTACATCTTGGGCTATTTTTTTTTATGTGCTACACTTTTTATATTAGGCCAAGTCACGGAGGACTTAATCAATGTCAACAACCTCGGAAGAGTTGCAATATACAAAAATAACTAGGATTGCAGGCCAAGGCGAAGATTACGCCGTTGATGTAGCTCCGGAGTTAGGTAAGAACGCCTTGGTGGTTTCTCAACCATGCCTTAAATCGTCCGTATTGAATGGTAAAATAGTTGTCGGCTCCACAGCGGTAGAACTTAAATATGGGGGCTCACGTTTAGCCAATCGTCAAAGCTTAACCATTCAACCCGTCACTGGAAAAATTTTTATCGGTGATTCAGGGGTAACGGTTTCAGGGGCAAAGCAGGGAGTCGAAATATCAAATAAACAAATTTATGAGATAGCAATTCAAAACGTGCCACTTTATGCAATTGCTGCAAGTAACACTGATGTAATAGTTTTTGAGGGGGCATAGATGGGCTTTTCTCGTTTTACTCCTGGTTATGACGTACCTGTTAACATAGGAAAAAACATTAGTGAAGGGACAAGTGGAGCAGTAGCTAGGGCTGATCATGTGCATGAAATAACATTGTTACACTATCATCAAAATGCACCTCAAATAACAAGTGTAACAACTTCCTTAAACGGAACTTTAGCGTTAACGGTTAACTCGGATTCAATTCAATTATTATCAGGAACTGCTACGGGTTACTCTATAAAACTTCCTGATGCTACGACATTAGATAATGGATGGAAGTTTGAAATATACAATACAGGTAATCAAACTGTAACAATAAAATTAAATGACAACTCAACTTATTTCACTTTATCCCAAAACTCGATTGGCTACATTACTTTAAAGAGTAACACAATAACAAACGGCGATTGGGTATCATGGCAAGTATTATCCTCTTCAACTGCTTCTGGTATTATTAATTACAACCTAACTTCATCTACTGCTTTTAATACAAGTTCGCGTAATCCAACTTTTGTTATAATAACTGGTTTTACTGTAACACCGCAAGCGGGAACTTATGCTATTTGGTACAACGCTTCTGTTTATTACACAACGACACCGAAGGCGCATTTCTGGGCTATTTACAAGGCGGGCGTGCAATTAACAGCATCTTTAAGACAACAAGACACGGCGCATAGTAATCAAACTATGGTTGATTCAACAATGGCTATTGTTTCATGTAACGGTTCTGAAGCGATTGATGTTAGAGTTTCTTGTGGTAATACAGGTACATTGACGGTAAATAGTAGAACGTTGCTTTTAATTAGATTGGGGACATAATAAATGACAGCATATAATTATACAAAAAACCTTGTTGCTATTGATAAATTAGAAAAAGAAATACAACTATCGGCAATTACTATTGCTCTTGATTATATTCAAACATATGAATTAAGTTTATCTATTGTATTCAAGGCTTCATTATCTAACGATGAAATAACTATATTGGATGCAATTGTTACGGCTCACGACGGAATACATTTAGTAGAAAATGAGCATCCTACCACAGTAGATAAAAGACCGATTGTTTCAGCTAGTCCAAGACCTTTAGGGACGTACACTTTTTTTAGTTCTGCAGGTGATAAACAAACCGATATGCTTGAAGTATCACACGGGGATAGAATAAAATTTTGGCACACTTCGGGAGATGGTTCTGGAGAGCATACGCCAATTTATTTTAAGATAAACACTATTTCAAACAAAACATACTTACACGGTGGTTTAATTCAGTGGAAAGGTGCAAAATTTGATGAAATAGAAGTTGAAGTTGTATCAGCTTCTTCTGCTGATGCAATAACAAGCGGAACAAATACTTTTTATGAAGTTGTTTCCGGTATGCTTATTATGGCTGCCGGTACTGGAACAAAGGTTATTGATTGGTCAAAAGTCGTACTTGTTGAAATGGTGGAAGATGAGTATGGAGTTATTCCAACGGCGTTTTGGGATGCAACTTTTAACAACTCAACAAAGGCTTTTGAGAACATTACTTTCAACTCACAAGGTAAAGGTGTTTACAATATATTTGCACAAGAGACGGAACTAAACTGTTTTATTCCTAAATTTATTATGCTTGGTGATGGACTTTATGAGCTAGGAAGTCAGGATGTATCAAGGCTAGGTCAAAACATGTATATAAAAATTATGCCTGAAACGATAACCGATGATCACGACTGGGGTTTTACTGCTTTAATTAACATGTACAGAGAAAGGACTTTTTAATGCTTAAACTTTTAAACCTCTTATTTAGTTGGTTCTCAAGAACAAGCTTTGGCATATGGGTTTTTCATAACATCATAGGCAAGTTTTCTTTTCGTCGTTTTAGTTACCCAAGTTTTCCTATTGAGGACTTTTTTAAGATTGTCGATTTAATTTTAAAGAATAACCGCGAAGATGTAGAAAAGAAATACCTTTACTGCTTTGCCTCTTGTGACACCTTGAGCCTTGCGGGCAAGCTTATAACAATGACGATTAGTTCTTCCTATAGTCACGCCGGTGTCATTATGCCGCGCAGTGATTTACGTTTCTTTGATATTGCACACATGAAGGGCGAAGGTTTCTTAGAGTGGCATATGTTAGAACTTTTGAAAGAAATAGATAATTTGGTGGTGGTTGCAATTCCTCTTGAAGTGGAACAATACAATGAAGTTGAAAAGCGACTCAACTTTTTGCGTAAATATGCGATGCTTTTTAAATACGATTTTAGCCAGGAACTTGATTCAGCTTCTCCATTTCTAAACATCCAAGAAACGTTGAGCCGTGGCGATATTACGAAACTCTATTGTTCTGAATTGATTTACGTTCTTTTAAAAGATATCCTGCACCTAGAACCCAAGAAATTTTTAGGACGTTTGATATTTGACCCTGTGGATGTGCTTAGTATTCCAGGAGCAAAAATTTTGTATGAGAGGAAAATAACTAAATGAAATTAAAGTGCCTAGGTGCTTATCCAAGAAGAAAGCAATCCATAATAATTGAGGAATGGGGATTCAAAAAAATTGAACCTGGAGAGCTGACACATGAACTCTCTGAATATGAGGCAAGTCTTATGCTCAAGAAATATCCAACAATATTTGAAAAAGTACTTGAAGAGCAAAAGGACAAAATGCAGCGAAAACCAAGAGCAACAAAGGAATTATAAAATGCCTTTAACTAGCCTCGCGAACGTAAAAACACAACTTGACATCCCAGTTTTGGACACAACCCAGGACACTTTGCTAACACGTTTGATTTTGGTTGCAAGTGAAGCTATCGAAAAGTATTGCGGAAGGCATTTGGCACAAGTCACACTAACGGAATACTATGACGGGACAAGAACCCCTGAATTGATTGTTGATAATTGGCCGGTGGTTGTTACTGGTCTTTATTTAGATAATGAACATGCCTTTGGTTCAGAAACTCTTGTCGCTGCTTCAAACTATATTGTGCGTGATTATATTATAAAGCTCTATGACGGTATTTGGCCGCGTGGTGTTGGCAATATAAAGCTTGTTTACCAAGGTGGTTACGCTTCTATACCTTCGGACTTAGAACACGGCGCAATAATGTTTGTCGAGCTTCTCTTTAGAAAGAAAAATGACCGCAACCTGGGACGAACCAGCATAAGCAAAAACGGGGAAAGCGTTTCTTACACTTTTGGTATTCCCGACGAAATAAAATTTTTGATTGATCCGTATCGTTCGGTACGTTTCCGTAATGCAACTCAAGCTTTGGGACGTTAAACCATGCAGCTTGAGGACTTGATCATAAACCTAGAAAAGAAAAGCTTGAACGGCTCTAATTTAGAGCGTGCAGCGTATCGAATAGGTATGTTATTGGAACTTAATACCAAACTAGCTATAAGAAACAACCCTTACAATCCAAGACGCTTTAACGGTGTTAGAAAAGCGGGATTAGTAGATACAGGGCGTTTGCTTAACTCAATTCAATTTAGAGTCACAACCTCGGCCAATCAAGCAACTGTAACAGTGGGATCTTATGGTGTGTCTTATGCTGCTATTCATGAGTTTGGCGGGGTTATACAAGGGAAACCTTTCCTTACTATTCCTGTTCAAACTTGGAGCAAAGGCAGGCGGGCGAAGGACTTTCAACTTTTCAAGCCCAAGGGTAAAAATATTTTAGTCGATTCACAGCGATTGGCAGCAACCGGAGACATTCGATCCTCAACTGCTTTCGTGTTGGCCAGGCGTGCGGTAATTCCTCCGAGGCCGTATTTGCAACCCGCAATCAAACGAAGTACACTAGCAATAGAAAAAATATTACAACAAGAATTAGGAATATGATGTGACAGGGATTAAGTCGGATATTTTTGATAAACTAACTATACAATTGCAAACATTGACGTGGGCAAAGCAAGTCAATTGGCAGCGTATTCGTTTGGCTATCTCTGACCTGGGCGATCATGAAATTCCTTTGATTCAATTTTATTGTATCCGTACCGATTACACGCATGAACAGCAAAGAATCCTAGCTTCTTCTCAAATTGGGATTGAAGTTGTTTTGAAACAAACACAAGCAGGATTGATAAATCAAAAAACATTGTTCGACTATATGGAAGAAGTTGAGCAATGTGTAGGGGCTAAGCCGAATTTAGGTGTACCAACAATGTTACACATGAAGTATCTTTCGGATGAAACCGACCTACATATGATTGAACCTTATTACTATGGATTATTAGTATTTGAGGCGTTGTATTATAAGAGGTATAACAATTTATGTTAAACATAACTAAGCATGGAGGCTTAAAATGGCAAAGAATTTTGCAGCTATATACGGAAGTGGTAACGATTCATCGGCATTAAATCAATCGTTTTTTATCAAGGTTGAGTCCGTCAAGGGAACTATGGTTTTTCCTGCTGGCGTTGACTTTCTCTATACGATGTCGGGCGGCAGCATTAACTTTACTCAACCTTATGAGTCGAGTCCTCACCGTTCAGGGCGTCACAACAACAACATTATTAAGCAGAAAACCTCGACTGAATGGTCTTTAAGTACGCTTTTAAATATCAAACAAGGCGTAGCTTATGGCTTATCAATTGACCCTGCTATTAAGGTTCTTTGGAAGTCTTTATTAGGTAAAGAAACCGATACAACTAGCTCTTTCAAATATGATGCAAGCGTAGATCCTTCGATTACTTTCTCGATGTTTGAAAACTTGGATCATATGGCAAAACAAGCCATCGGATGTTTTGTTAATCAGTGCGAAGTACAATTACCTGGTGATGGAATGTCACAGTTGAATTGGTCGGGTAACTCCGCCTATGTTTATCATGCAGGAATCGGCAAATCGGTCACCGACAATGCCGCTGGCAATGTTGTCACTTTGGATGACCCCGCTGAAGCGTTACGTTTTGACGTAGGTGCCTCTGTGATGTTGGTTAAGGCTGATGGTTTGACAAGAAGTGCTGACACACCCACAGGAACACCTCGCAAGATTACCGAAATCAATACAACGACCGGAGCAATAACTGTTGACGGTGCGGTTTTAGCTGATGCTGATGGCTCTACTAATCCCATTTATCTTTGCTACTATGAACCTACTGGAGCTACTGGAATTGATGAGCCTCAAACTGGTTTAGTTGGTTCTATTGCAATTGACACACTCCCTAGTTTGTCTTGCGTTCGTAATGCAACTTTAACAATGAATAACAACCATGAGCTTGTAAATTATTGTTACGGTAAAGATAAACTTTCCGGTTCTATCTTTGTTCCTGGTTCTAGACTTGAAGTTTCTTTGACAGTAGAAATGAACTTAAACGCGCCTGTGGTTGAGTTTATGAAACGCATTAGAAATTTTGAGGCTCACGACATCACTTTGATTTGCGGCGATGCAGCAAACCGCCACTTTGAAGTTGATTTGCCAAAAGTTATTTTCAACGTCCCAGCTTTATCAGTTCCAGAGAGTGGATCGGTGCCAGTTTCTTTTGAAGGAACGGCATTGCAATCAGTTCTCGACGCGGCTGACGAATGCATTGTGTATTATAAGTAATATTTTTCTAATAGTTTCCTGGCTAGGTTTGGCCAGGTTTTTTACAAGGAGTTTTTTATGGCTTATTTCCGAGGAAGTACTAAAGACAAGTTAAAAATTATTATCAAACAAGATGATGCAATTGGGCATAAAGCTGATTATGAAATGTACAGTAAAACGCTTGACGAGTCACACCTTGATTTGATTGCAGAACCTACAAGATTTGTTCTTGTGAAAGATTTACCATATGAAGCACAGCAAAATATTGCTGATAGACAAATGGGTTTATCCGCTGATGGTAAAGCTGAAGTAAGAATGAGTTTCATCATGGAAGAAATTCGATGTGCTCTTGTTGATATCGAAAATCCCCCAATGATTCCTGAAGATCAAAAATTGCTATTCAAAAAAGCAAGCGATGGTTTTGCTGCGAAGGAATTGATTGCAATGTTACAATCGGATGGAATTGTGATGCAATTATATAGCACGGCGAGCTTTATTATTATCGAATAGTGCAAGCCAAAAAAAAACATAAACGCGCTATTAGAGTTACGCTTCGGCGACTCGGAAAAAACCAAAAATTACAATTGCAAAACTTGCCCAAGCTCCATTCAAAAAATGCGTAGATGCAGAGAAGATCGAGAATTTACTGAAGCTGATGCAACTTTTTGGCCCGTCAAATTGATGGATGGAGGCGAGCTTTATTATTAT